ATAAATATTGATACAGTTTCTAGTATGACAGAAGGAACATTTGTATTACTAAATACTAATGTACAATGCTTCACAACTAATGAATCAAATTGGGATTTAGTAAAAGGTAGCGTGGTAGGAAATAAACTAACCATTGAATCTCAAAATGCATCATCAACAGCAACAATATCTTGGATGGTAGTTGGTGAAAGACAAGATCAGCATATGAAAGATACTGATTGGACAGATAGTGATGGTAAGGTGATTGTAGAACCTGAGAAGTAAAATACACGATAAAGGTGTAATAAGATATTTAGCTGGCAACAGCTAATTTGTTTAACATTTTAAATTTAAAAACATGGCACTAAAAGGAGCATATGATTATAAAGGTATCGCAGTAAGTGATGCGTATGTAAAAATTACTAGCGTGAATTGGAGTTGCAATAGCAATTCTGAAAGTTACGTTAAAACTGCCGCCGTGTTCAATTCTGATGGTACAATTAAAACCCCTCAAGTAGACGATACTAGATGGGTAGAAACTACAGTTGGAAATTGGCACGCAAATGTTTATAAAGATAAAGCAGCTAGAGATGCAAATCCTAACGACCATATCTGTTCAGTCAGTGGGTCTTTTGATATGGACTTAAAAGATAGCGCAAAAAACCCTGTAAAACAGGCTTACGTTGCGGCTAAAGCTGTGGATACTTATAAAGGCATGGCAGACGCTTAATAATTATGAATAAATCTGAAAAAGATAATTTAAAATTAATCGAGTATCAGGTTCAACAAATTATGAACTCTATTACAAAGATGGAGATATCTAACGAAAAAGCTCATTCTGATGTAAAGAATGATTTGAGGTTTATTAAAAATAATTTGTTTGATCCCAAGGAAGGTCTATGGACCGAGGTCAAACAAAATACTTCTTTTCGTAAAAATACAGTCAAGTGGCGTGGCGCAATGGGATTAGGTGTCTTCTCTTTAATAGGTAAGTTTATATACGATTCATTTACTAAAAATTAACATTACTGTTATATTATTTTATATATAGTGTATTATTTATAATAATTTATTATTTTTACGTATTAAATTATTAATACACTTAGCCGACAGGTCGAAAGATTACGTCGGTTTTTTTTATATAAAATTTTAGAATATGTTTAAAACAAATAAATTAAAAATTGCTGAGATTGATAGCATTGGTCAAGGCTTATTATTATTAAAAAATGCTATAGATAAGAACGGTGGAGCAAACGCCAAATTATCTTATAAGGTTGCTAGGTTTAATCAAAAGATTGGAGACGTAATAACCACAGTACAAGAACAACGTAACGAGTTGGTTAAAAAATACGGAACAGAAGGTGAAGAAGGAAGCGTGCAAATAGACCCTAAAGACGAAAAAAAAATGAAGGGTTTCATGAAAGAATTTAACACTCTTCTATTAGAAGAAGAAGAAGTTGAGGTGCTAGACGGTAAAATCAATGTATCAGAGTTTGGTGAAATTAATATACCTATAGAGGTTTTTGACAGACTAGGTGACTTCATTGATGGAGAAAAGTAAGATAGTAACGTGGTTCAATAAAAGAAGAGTGGGTGGTATATTTTTTATATCACTCTCTATTCTGTTGTCTTTTTTGTATTTAGAAGATATTGTTAAAGTTGCTGTTTTAGGATTAGTAAAGTTTGTATTAACATTTACAATAACCTTTTTTACTCTTAAATACATGTTCAATGATTATTACAAGTGTTTGTTTGTAGATGAATGTGAAAATACTCTATTAACACCAGCATACAGGAAAAGTTCTTTGTTGACTTTTTATGTGATACTTGTAACCTGTGCAATAATTATATCAATAATATGAACTTAGAGGTTTTAAGATTTAGTAGTGGGGAAACAGATACGTTAGGATTAATGTTTGATGTGTCTGGTGGGAACAGAAATTTTTTATGTTATACCTTAGAAGATGAGTATAGAGGTTATGATAAAGAAGATAAGGTGTATGGAGCTACTAGAATACCCAAAGGAACATACCAGATAAAATTCAGAAAAGAAGGAGGATACAATCAGAGATATAAAAACAAATTTGGTTCTGAGCATAAGGGCATGCTTCATATAACTGAAGTTCCAAATTTTGAATACATATTAATACACATAGGTAACTATGCAAATGAAGAAGAAAAAGATGATACACACGGATGTTTATTAGTAGGTTCTTCTCAGAACACTAATATAGTTGGTGCTGGTAGTCTTTCTAAATCAACTCATGCTTATAAAAAGCTATACAAGTATATAACCACTTCATTAGAAAATAAAGAAAAAGTATTTATTACATATACTGATTTTGATAAAGTAGAGTAGTTATGATAATTCCTGGCAAAGAAGAAATAAAAGAGAACATCCAGGAATACTTTGATAAGAAGGGGCAATGCAAACTAACAATGTCAAAACTTAGAATTAAAGTTTTGAAGTTATGTGAGTATTCCAAAGAAGAGTATTCCATAGTAAACGCAACATTAAGAAAAATTCTATTAGAAATTATAAATGATTTTGAGGTAGAGAAAGAAGACAAGGTAGAGGAAATGCCTTTGCATCAACAAGAAAAATACGACAGAAAAGTATTTCGTTTAAAAAATAAACTAAGAGAGTTAAGGCGACTACATAACTACACGCTAAAAAGTTTAGATATGGCTGAGAGACGTTTTGAAACTTTAGTTAACATAAAAGATGAGGGAGATAGTTTTGATTATGAGTACGAGGAATTAAAAAAGAAAAATCCAGTAATACCATTAATACTATTAAGTGATTGGCATATAGAAGAAAAGGTTGATCCTTCTACAGTAAGTGGGTTAAATGAGTTTAATCCAGATATAGCAAAAAAAAGAGTAGAAGTGTGTTGGAAAAATATAATACACATAATTAAAAACATCAGACATTGGTGTACAGTAGACACTGTATTTATAAATCTGTGTGGAGACTTCATTACTGGCTATATACATGAGGAATTAGTTGAAGATAACTATATGTCGCCGACTGAGGCTACCATTCTAGCTAAAGAATTAATTCTTGGAGGATTAAGGCACTTAGAAGATCATGGTAATTTTAAAAAAATAATAGTGGTTTGTAACTACGGTAATCATGGAAGAACCACTAAAATGAGAAGACAATCTACTGGCTATAAAAATTCTTATGAGTGGATGATGTTTAAAGAAATACAGTCTTTACTTAAAGATAATGAGTTATTTGAAGTTCAAGTGCCAAAAAGTTTAGTAAGCTACTATCGTTTAAAACTTAATACAAAAAAAGGAAAAAAAGATTTTGTTATCAGAAATTTTCATGGTGATAATATAAGGTATGGTGGAGGTATCGGTGGTATATCTATCCCACTAAATAAAAAAATTCAGATAATGGATAAAACAGAGCCAGCAGATTTCAATATGCTTGGTCATTGGCACACATTTTTAGAGCCTACACCAAAAACATTAATCAACGGTTCTATAATAGGATATAATGCTTATGCTTATAATCTAGGTTTACCATACGAACCTCCTTGTCAAGCATTAAAAGTTTTGGACTGTGAGAAAGGAATTACAACAACTAAATATCAAATTTTTGTAGAATGACGAAAGAAGAATTAACACAAGCGGAAACAAGAAAATTGTTTGGAAGATACTACACCTCTAAAGAGTGTAAGAAAAAAGTTGACCATATACTTTGGCAATGCGCTGTCATCAATGCAAATACTGGTATGGATTCTACAGAAGAGGAGCTGTTGATCGCCAAAAAAGAAAAAGATGTTCTTTATAATAAGATAAAAGAACTTGATCCTATTAAATATGAATCTTTAAAAGGTAGTTATGAAAGAGAGTGATTATGATATGTTGAAAACATTAATGGACTCATTTAAGAAAGAATGTGAATTTTCTTATAATGAAGAACGTGCTGATATTTTTGGTCAGCTTCATGATGTTATACATAAATTTTTAAGTAGAAAAAATAGATTATGAATCCAGTAGAAGAATGTAGAAAAAAAAACCCTAAGACTGTAAAAGAATTTGAGGGAATTCTTAATGAGATGTTAGAAACGTTTTGTAAGAAACAACTAGACTATGGTCCACAAAACATCACACTAGGTGGTAATTTAGATGAGGATGATGATAGAAACTTTGCTTTGGTAGGTTTGTGGATGAGAATGAACGATAAAATGCAAAGAATTAAAAACATGGTCTTGACACAAAAGAAAGCTCAAAATGAGCCATTATCAGACTCATGGTTAGATTTATCTGTATATGCTATTATATGTAGGATAGTAGATAAAAAAATCTGGGGAAAATAATTAAGAGAATAGTTTACTTACAGATAAGGCTAAGTCTTTATCCTCCCATCCTATATACATACGTGTAGTCTCTTCATTTTTATGACCATAAATTTGAGATAGTTTATTTATGTTTCCATCAGATTCCATAAAATACCTACCAAAAGATTTACGAGCAGTATGAGTAGTAACTATCTCGTATAGCTTTTTAGTTTGTTTTGTTGGCTTATTAAAAGAATATTTTATGATTTCTATCTCCCTGTCTAACTCAGCTCTCTCACATAATCTTTTAATAATTTTATTTACTGATTTTCTAGACACAATAGGCATGTAATTATTTGCTTTAAGTAATGTGTATGCTAATGTGTGAATGGGTATGTTTAAAAAATTACCAGTCTTCTGCCTATCTATTTTAATAAATGTTATTCCGTCTTTTCTAAAGATATGTTTTTTTCTGATGTTTCTAACTTCTGTAAATCCAAATCCTGTATATGCTTGAAATAAGAAAAAATGTAAAGTGTTTTTTTCTTCAACACTTTTTGTCTCTACCTCTGAAAGTGTTTTTAATTCTTCTTTAGTAAGCCAAAAAGGTATTTTACTTCGTTGTTTTGTGAGAAATTCAAACTCAAATCTTTTAAATGGTAAACCTTCTAATATTCCTTTTTTAATATAAATTTTAAGTTCACTAGAAATTTTTTTTATATAGTTATCTGAGTATTTATTTTCTGACATTCCCATACATTCTTGGAAGTCATACCAAAATTTACTATCTACGTTAGCTATTTTTATATCAGGAGAACAATTATTTAAATGCAGTTCAAGCATCTTAACCCTTCTCCATGTTCCCTTAGAAACAAGTTTTTTTCTTTTTTCTTTATAGTAATTAATCCATTCTTTAAGAGTTGTGAAGTTTGTGGTTTTCTCTATTCTATCTTTAAGGCCAGTTAAAAAGTAAAACTCATTTTTAAACTCTTCTGATGTAGGGTAGTGTATGTTTTTATTTACAAGATTTACAACAGTCTCGTTTAACTTGTTTTTATAGTAAGTAAGTATTTTGTTTTTTTCTTCGTCTCTTACGGTATATGTTTTAGAATTCCATAGGCTTTTAGAAATCTTAACTCCAGTTGAAATTTTAATTTCTTTATCCTCACAACTAATAATCATAGTAATTAGAGATCTATTTTTTACATAAGAAAACCAATATTTCATTTTGTTCAGTGATACGTTCAGTAAACAGTGTTATATTTATGTATATAAATGTTATTTATTATTTATAAATATTATTAAATATTGTTAAATATCACTAAATAAACAACATTTATATATAAAAACTAAGAAATTGATATGATTTATAAAGAAATAAGCGGGATGGACGGGACTCGGACTTTGTGCGATTCCAGTCAGTATAGGGTGATTTTTATTTATTGTTCAGTTATACGTTCAGTGATTAAGACAATTTAGTTATAGATTTTATTTCAGTAGATAAAGTTTTAACGCTTGACTTTAACGCTTCTATTTCGTCCATAAAGTGAGTTGCTTTATTATCTGTGTCATAAGAAACAAAAGCAGATACTTCAAAAATGCTTTTAATGTTTTTTGTTTCTACAGGACTTGCTTTTCTGTAAGCATATATGTCATCTGAAAATATTTCTATTTCGTTTACAACTTTATCTAAAGTTCTGCCTAAATGAATCTGCCCAAATTTATCAAAGCATAATACAATAGTATCTGGTTTTATACTAAGAATATCCAGATCGTATATTTTATGAACTATAAGGCTGTCTCCCATGTTTAAAGTAGGGCGCATGTTATTTAATACATTATGCCAATGAAAATATTCTACATTTCTATTTAATTTTTTAGCAGGACATTGTATAAGTACACCGTTATTATCTACATCTCCTTCTGTAGTTAATGGCTTTACCACAAGGTCTTGTTTAAAATCATCAGCATCTATTTTTGTTATAGGATCATCTAACAAAGACTCGTTTACTATAGTTCCTACTGGTCTTAATACAAGATTAGCTATTGCTTGAGCAAATATGATAGAATCTATATTTTCTCTAGAGAGTGTTCTAGATACTACCTCTTGAAATTTAGGTTTACCGTCCAGTTTAGACCATTCTTGTGCAAGGTCTTTTTGTGTGATTTTATATTGTTTCATCACGTTTCTGATAAAAGTGGATTTCATAATACTTTATTATTTAGCGAATAAAAATTTTAATATAGCAATTTATCATAAAAAAAACAAATTATAATAAATTTTAACAAATTATGATATAATATGATAATTTTTATATACTTTTGTTTTCGTATAGTAATTTTAATGATCAATTTGATATAAACACAAAAGAAAATGCAGAAAGAAAAAAACCATAGAGTTCTAATAAAATTTCTTATAGACAATAAAAGATATTGGTCTTATAGTGATTTTCAAAAAATAATGACCAATCAAAACGCTAATAATACTAAATATAAAATTACCCAGTTGAAATATAATTTATTGAATGGGAAAATAACAGATAGCTTATTTATTAAATATAATAAGCAAATTCTTAATCTGTGTAAGATAGTAACAAAGAGACTTGATGATGAAAAAGAGATACTAAAAAGTATCAAAAAGTATCAGACAGTAAATTAATTTAAATAAGTATAATAGAATGAAAAACCAAAACGTGTATCAAAAGTTACTTAAAGTGCAGAGTGTACTTAAAGTACCTAAAAATCAATTTAATAAGTTTATGAATTTCAAGTATCGCTCATGTGAGGATATATTGGAATACGCAAAACCTATCTGTTCAGAGAATGGATTGGTACTAACTACAGATAATAAAGTAGTTTCAGAGGGAGACCTAGATGATAGAAGAGTATTTGTGAGGTCTACTGCTAGAGTAACATGTGTTAATACAGAAAAACATGTAGAAGTTTCTGCGTGTGCTGAAATACCTAAAGATAAAAAAGGTATGGACAGTAGTCAGATAACTGGTTCAGCTCAAAGCTATAGTAGAAAGTATGCTCTGTCTAATCTATTTTCTTTAGATGATCTAAAAGATTCAGATAGTGACGAGGTAACAGAAAAACAAGTAGAAGTAAAACCTCCTGTAAAAAAGGTAACCACCAAGCAAAAGTATACGCAGAAAGTTCATGATAATGTAATACCTATAGTAGCAGAGAAGGGTATGACAAAAGAGATTAAGGATAGTTTATCTAAGTATGATATTGATGATGAGTTTATGAGTGAAATAGAATCAGCCATAAAGTTTAATAAAAAATAATGAATCTATTTAAAAGAAATAAATGTCAAGCAAAAGGATGCAAGGAAAACTATACACCATTAGGGTTTTGTCCAAATGGACACTACCATGCTCATGTAGAATTTTATGAAGATAGAGATGATAAGACTGGTACGATTTTGTTTGTATAACCACATAATTATGAATATAAAAGACTATGTGTTTGGAGCAGTAAACGCTTTAATGCAACACAACGGAAGAGATAATATAGATTATGGTCTTTCCTTACTTGATCAGATAGAAGAAGACATGGATACCACAAAAGGATTATTGTGGAGAGAAAGAGTAAGGCTAAGATACAGAAGGTTAAAGAAGTATGCGGAAAGTAAAAATAAATGATGTGTATAACAGAGTAAAAAATGCTCTGAAAAATTATCCTAATTGTAGAGACAATTATAGTTTATTAATTGGTTCTATATGGATAGATGAACTCGTAGCTCGTGGGTATGATCACGAAGAGGCATCAAACATCATGAGAATTTTATTTAAAGATAACAGACTTACCAATGTCCAAAGTATTACTAGAGCGTGTAGAAAAGTACAAGAAGACTTTCCTACACTACGAGGTAAGAACAGGGCTGATAGAATTAATAAACAAGAAAAAATAATTAAAGAATTAAACTATGTCACAAACTAAAGCACCTGCTTTTCAGTTTTATGCTCAAGATTTTTTAACGGGTACTCTTGATATGACAATGGAAGAAAAAGGCATTTATATCACGCTTTTATCTATCCAATGGTCTAAAGGAGAAATCCCAAAAGAAAGGCTTGGGTTATTAATACACAGAGAGTGGGATAAAGTACCTAGTCTAGTTAAAAAAAAGTTCACTGATTTGGGCGATGAGGTTAGAAATGAGCGATTATATCTAGCAAAAGAAAAAATGGATGAGTTTAGAAAAAAACAAAGAGTAAATGGATTAAAGGGAGGTAGGCCTTTAAAAGATAAAACCCAAAATAAACCCAACAATAACCCAAACAAAAGCTCTTCTATTGAAGATAGAAGTAAGAAGATAGAAGATAGAAAAAAGAAAAAGGAAATAGAAGTAGAACTTCCTTTCGCAAGCGAAATTTTTTCTGAAACATGGAATGTGTTTCTACAGATGAAATGGGATGCACACAAATTTAAATACAAGTCAAAGGCTTCAATGAAAAGACAGCTTTCTAATCTTGTGAATTTAAGTGGTAACGATGAGACTGTAGCTGTACAGATTTTAAATCAGTCAATAGCTAATCAATGGTCTGGAATATTTGCAATTAAAAACGATAACAATTATGATAGAAGTGGCAAAACAAGCTTCAACATTAAAGAAGTTGAGCAGTGGGTTAATAAACCTTAAAGGTAATCAAGTACAAAACTCAATCTCTAAATTAAGGAGAATGAGTAAAGTGGACATAATAGATAAAGGTTCTTTACTAAGAACATGTGCAAGACATAGTAATGCTAAAACTAAAGTATTTCTTTTAGCAGTTCTTAAAAATACTATTGATTATGTAGAGGCAAATAAAACTCTTAATCAGATACAGATGCAGGATGCAGTTGACGAAATCTTAAATGAATTTTGGTATCTAAAATTAGAAGAGGTGGTATTCTTACTAGATAAACTTAAAAACGAAAAGTTTTACGAGAGGTTAAAGTATGCTGAGATAAGAGAGTTTTTTCTAAAGTATGAGGAGAAGGAAAGAACTTATCTGATGGATGCTGTAATGGACTCTAGAAAAGAATATGAAAAAAACGAGGTAGATTATGAGGCTCATAAAAAATGGGTAAAAGAAAATCCTCCAAAGAAAAAAGATAACGACAGAGCTTTCAATAATTTCAAAGCTCAGTTTAATACTACACAGATGAAATGTAAGGCAATTGCATTTAAGATATATGCTGATGTAAAATTAAATGAGGATGAAAATGAGTTTTACAGAAAAAACAAAACAGGGATAGAGTTAATGAGGCTTCAATTAAATAAAAGCGAAAACAAATGAATCTGATAAAGCAAAATCAAATTTTTGGAGAAATAATGGATTTCTACAGTAACGAATGTAGAAAAAGTAAAGAAGACATAATAGAGGCTAAAGGGTCTAATAAGATTTTATTAGTTGTTCTAATATGTATACTTAAAAAGGATATGGGATTTAGTACAGGATTTTTATCTGAAGAATTTAAGTGCGATAAAAAAGATGTTTTTAGTATGCAAGCAACACTAGACATTTCAAAGAAAGCAAAAAATAACAGTATGTATTCTGAAACATATGAGTACGCTAGAGAAAAAATATTAAAAGAATTTAAGAATGATTAAAAAAATAAATCTTAAAAAAATTATTACAGATGTAGTATCAGAGTATTATAATTTATCAAGCAAAGACTTATATGCTAAATCTAGAAAAGGAATGATACCTTCAGCAAGAGCAGTTGTCTTTTATATTCTTAATTTAAACGGCTTTAGTGTTTCTGAAATAGCTGAGGAATTTAAAAAAGATAGAAGCACGGTAGTACAAATGAAACATAAAGCAAGCTATGAAAGAGATGAAGACATAGAGCTATTAAAAACAATTATTAATAACCATTTAAACAGTATAAAGTATGAGTACAACAATAACGGGTGAGGTTTTTGAAGTCTTTCCCACAAAACAAGTAACAGACAAATTCTGTAAAAGAGAGTTTGTTGTCAAAACTTCTGACAATGCAGATTATCCAGAGTTTTTACCAATAGAAGTAATACAAGATAAGTGTGGGCATTTGGACTACATTCAAAAGGGAGACAAGGTAGACGTTTCAGTTAATATAAAGGGTAGACCTTGGACTAATCCTAAAACAAAAGAGGAACGGTACTTTCTCAGTTTACAAGCGTGGAAGATTGATAAAGCTGGATCACCTACACATTCTATTACAGAGGAAACAGTAGAGGATAACCAACCATTACCATTTTAATTATGGGAAAAAAAACTTACAGTTTAGAGGATAAAAAAAATGCAATAGCATTAGCTGATCTACTTGGGAACTATAAAGCGTCCAAGCAATTAGGTATTCCTCAGAAGACTGTAAAGTTTTGGAGAGAGGATAAATCATTACAAGAAAATATGGAAAAGAATAATGCTATTGTCAAGCATGTTGTTGATGGTAGCATTATGAAGTTGAAAGAGGTCAGAGAAAAAACCATAGATAAGATGAATAATCTTGTAGAGAAATGTAATGAGCCAAATCATCTTCCGTATCTCAACTCAATATTTCAATCCACATCAAACGAAATCAATAAAGAGAATGGTGAGGAACAAAAAACCCATGACAATCATTTCACACAAATGAACACTTTCATTTCTATAGTCAATGGGGACGATAAGAAAAATAAAAAATAATTATTCATTTTATAGTTGATTTATTTTAACCCTCTTCGGAGGGTTTTTTGTTTCTACAGTACCAATACCTGGTAAATGTCAAAAACCTTAAAACCTGCTGTATTTAGCCAAAATCATTGATTATTGGAAAAAACCGATCTCAGAGATGCGTTCTAAGAGACGATCTCTATGTGGGTAATGGTATAAGACCCTAGAATTTTGACAAAAAGAAAAGGGGAGAAATAATTCCCCCCTTATTAACTAACAAACTATAAAATGAATATCCCGTTTGGGATATCTATTTTTTGTAATATCTATCAATTATAATTTCACTATCAGTTCTATCATCTTTATTTTCTTTTATTTCTACTTCTTCTTCAAGAGTATAAACACCTATCACCTTTTTATTTTTATGGTACTCATCCCAATACTTATCAAACTCTTTTTCATCTTTACAAATGAAGGTAAATGTTTGTTTACTGTTCCATAAAATATCTAAGTACAGGAAAGCTATTTTGCATGGGTACTTTCTATCGTTACTCATCTTCTTTATAATAAAGGTCTATGATCTCCTGTTGTCTTTTGCCTACTTCACGAAAGTCAACATTCTCTTGTAATCCTTTTTTGTGTACAAGCCTACGTCTGTACCCCGACATATCTCTTAAATAATGTCTGTATTCATAATTCCAAAAGTAAGCTATACCCATATAGTTGGGTGTTCTAACAAAAGACTGATCTAACTCAAGTAATTTACTGAAAGCCTCAAAAGTGATGGTTTCTAAATTTATCTTACTCATCAGAACCCTCCTTTCTAAGTAAGTCAATTAGATATTGTATGTGAATCAAATCTTTTTCGTTTGTATCTGATACTTCATCTAAAAGACAAGCAATTGATATTTCTAATTCCTTTAGTACATTATTTCTGTAAAAGTTTAAATACTCTTTTTGTATTCGCTTAGGTAGTTGAGTCATACTAACCCACTTCCAATCACACAGAGTATCGTTAATATCATACAATACCTCTCCTTCTTTTTTAAGTACCTTCATTTTGTCTTCTATTTCCTCTTCAGTATAAGTACCTTGTAGAAGTTCCCAATAAATTGAATCCTCATCAAAAATAGTATCTAAACCATGTACATTTTCATAATTTTTATCACATATAACATAGTTAGTATCATATAATTTTACACTGTTTATCTTTATTGAAACATCAAAACTCATCAGAACCCTCCTTTCTTATTACATTATCTTGAGCATACTCAAGGTCTACCCATCTATCACCATCTTTATCATAAAGAATTCCATCTTCAACATAATCACCTACAAACTCAACACAGTAATCATATTCTTTATCATCAGTTTTCCACCAAATAGGTTTACCTATATAGTTTTCTAGTTTATCCTCTACAGGAGCAGGAGAGACGAACATGTTCTTCATGTCTAACATCTCTTCTATAGTTTCAAATCGTTTATTCATTTTATTATACTTTAATTTAATCTGCATATGCATTGAAGGTAGGAGGGGTAACGATCCCCTCCAAGTTCCATACTACCTTATAGTAATTCAACCTCGTTCTCCTTTTCTACTAAGTTATCCTTAGCGTACTCTAGTGTAAATGTTACATTGTCATCCTCTTCACATTCACATATTACTTCAAGATCATGGATTTCATTATTCAACCAACAATAAGAATTTTCACAAACACTTATCCAAGTTATTTTACACACCTTACCATCCTTAGTTTTTACTAGCTTACCATTCCACTCATGTTGTAACTTACTTGCGTAGTCATCCTCCTTAGATTTACCAAGGTATTCTTGAGCACGATCATAAGCTCTCCCATCTATATCCCCTATGACTTCAATAAACTCCTTGTTAAGATGATTTTCCTCAACGTGTTCAGAAAATTGCTTTTGAATTGTATCAATAATATCAAGTTCTAAAACCTCTACTTTTTCATTCTTGTCTGTTCTCCATAAAACAGGCTTATAGTCTTTTAGAAAATCAGCAAGAGTAAACCTTCGACCAAAAGTTCCAATATCAATGTGTTTAAAAAGATCATCTATGGTTTCTTTCTTCCACTCAATAGGCTTTGCGTAAAATGTATGAGAAAAAAAATCATTATTGAATCTTTTTAACCAAGGGTAATTCTTCGCATTTTTTGTTTTAGCTGTACGAAGAAAGCCATATTTAAAATTATCCATTGATAACCTCCTCTCTATAAAATTCCTCGTAGGAACTACACCTAGGAACAAACCACTCATCGTCATTAAACAAACCTGCTACATCATGTAGTAAAGTAGTTGTAACATCTACTTCATTAGGATTGTCATTAGACCAATTTTCTAGACCTATTATTGATCTAGCATCTTTCTCAGATAATTTATCAAGAGAAAATAAATACATTGTAATATTGTCATAGTGACCTTTTTTACATAAATGCCTTTTTAATACTCTGAAGGCATCTCTAAATAATTCGTAATTTTTCATTATTATACTTGTTTGTTATTAATGCAAAATTGCATTGTAGCTAGGGGAGGAAACGATCCCCCCTTGCAACCATTCTAGCTTAGCTACTTAAAATTTCAATCTTTGTTAAATTGTAGTGAGAGTCAATCTTTTCTTGTGCGTACATCTTAATGATGTCTTCATAGGTTTTTTTACCATCAGATGGTTTGATGCTATTTAACCAACTAGTTAAAGGATATAACTCTTCAATTTGAAGGTCACCTACGACTGTTAACATTACATCATTACCAGTTAGGTAATAAGAAGTTTCAACATCATCTGCGAACTGCATATTTAATCGCATATGTGCTAAGTCTACACTTGATCTGTGACTTAAAGTTTCTACTCTTTCTGTTGTTAATTCAATTTTTGTTGGGAATCCGTAATTTTTCATTGTGTGTTTGTTTAGTTATTAATTAATTATTAGCAATATCGGAATAAATAATGATAAAATCAAATAAATTATAACATTTATATATAAAAATATAACTTGGTAAGGAATTTCAAGATAAAATAGGCTATAAATTCTTAAATAATATATAGAATTTGTCATGATTAGTTATATATTTGTGAAGGCTTAAGAAAATCTTAGGTCTGAAGACAAATAATCTTTGTCAATGTTTGGTTTGGAAGCTATAGGGCATGTACTTATAGCTTTTTTTTTGTTTATCACTAAAAATATCATAAATGGCTAAAGGAAGGGCGCAAGAAAGACGAGTTAAAAGGCTTGGTAAATTAACAAACAAAATAGGTAGTCAATTATTTGGATCAGCTACAGCAGGACAAGAATCATTCTTATCATCTATACAACCCGAATACAATCAACTTCAAGGTTTAGCATCTCAGTTCAGATCTGAAATGAATACACCTTTCACAGATACAGCTCAAGGACAAGCATTTCTAAATGTAATAGAACAACAGAGTGAAGATGCTCAAAGAAATTTAGCTAGCCAATCAGATATGCTTGGACTAAGTGATGAAGCTTTTCTTAGTGGTACTCAGAACATTGCAAGATCAGAACAAGACAGAATGAGGTCGTTGTTTGATATGGGACAACAAGCAAGGGCAAACGCAAGACAGGGATACGGAAATATACTAAGTAATTTAATAGGTCAAAAGACAGCAGGATATAACACAGGATTATCAGTTGGTCAATTTGGAATGGGTCAAGCAAGAGGTATACAACAACAAGCAGGACAAATGGCCCAAGGAATTGTTGGTTCACTAGCAGGTACAGCATCATCACTAGCAGGAGCAGGAGTTTTTGGTGAATAGAATAAAAATGGTTAAAAGTTAATATGGCATTACAGAATAATAAAAGAATTGAGAGAAGAAGAAATAGAGAAATTCTCAAAAAATTTGGTAGAAGACAAGATATTACTAAATCAGATATACCTAATGTAGAAAACATGGAGATGACAGAAGTTGATCCATCAACTTTATCTGAAGGTCAGTTTGTTCCTAATCAATTTGAAACTGTAGAAGAATCTTCTAATGAAACAGGATTACAACCTCAACAAACAATTCCTTTATCTGTAGAAACCCTTGGAACACAAACAGGAAAAAACATAGGAACAATGTTCAATGAACTTGCTCAACAAAATCAAGAGCCTACAAACCCATATGATATAGCTAGACAAACTATTATGGAATCAGTTGGTGATGAACCTACACTAGATGAATCACAGCTAAAAAGAGCAAAGACTCAAGCATTAGTTAATGCATTTGGTAACTTATTACAAGCAGGAGTAGGCTTTGGGACAATGCAAGGTGGTGGATATTTTCAAGCTAAACCTATAGACAATACTCAAGTATTAGCTAACCTAGAAGGTGTATACGATAAGTATTATAAAGAAATGGCTGATTACAGAGACGATAAAAGTAAAAGTAAATTAGCTCTTGCTAATCTAGACTATCAAGAATTTGATAAAGAACGACAAAGAGCTATAGACAAAGAGAAACAAGATGTAATTGCTGAAAATAGAGCTGAAGATGTAAAATTCAGAGAAAAAGAATTACAATTTAGAGAAAAGGCACAGGCTGATGCATTAGCACAGAAAAAAGACGAATCAGAGAAAAGATATAATCTTAATCAAAAAAACAATGAGATAAAAATGATTGAATTAGGATTGAGCAGAGATAAGTTAGACGAACTTATGTTGCAATCTGACAGAAATCTAGGTTTAGATTATAATAAACTAGATGATGCTAGAAAAGCTAGTGTAGAGGCTTTAGAATTAAGTAAACTTCAAATAGAGCAAACAATCAAAAGAAATAATCTATCAGAAATGGAAACGGCATTTGATGCTATTAAAGATAGCAGAGAGGCTTTATCAGATGTATATGAAGAGGATTTTACTATTTCACAGGCATATACGGCCATAAATGCAACAGATGCAGATGTAGATAGCCCTGAGTATAAAAAAGCAGAAAAATATGTTAATCAGTATGAAGAATTAGCGAATACAGAACAATTATTCTTGAACAGATTAAAAGGAAATGATCAAGTAAGTAACGAGGTAACAACTACTCAAGCTGTAAATGATGTAAATAATACTTCTAAAGAAATTGGAACATCTATAGGTAATTCTATAAATAAAGATTTTGGAGGTATTTCAGATGATTTTACATCCACATTATTTGGTGAAGGTATGGGTGGAGGAGGAACTCTAAACGTACAAAATTTAAATAATGCAATAGATTATTTAGAGAATCAAAATAATTTTTTCAAAATACAAGAGGAGTTTGGTTTTAGTGATGAAGATGCAGAAAAAAAGAGGCAAAACTTAGTTTTTAATCTAAAAAAACACATTAGAGATATACAATCACTAAATCAATAATTACATGGCAAATGGTGATAAAAATAAATTTTCTATTGATCTAGGATTTAGTGTAGCAGATAAACCATCTCTTTCAGAATCTAATACAGACTTACCCGATACTACTAAACTTAAATTTGATTTCTCTAGACCACAGGATAGGTTTGATATGACTTTACCAAGTTATAAACCTAATGAATCTTCTTGGTATCCATCCAAATATTTGTTGGAAGGATTTGAGCAAGGATATAAAGGTATAGAAGGTGGATATAATTATCTTCAAACACTTGATGATGATTTAAGTTCGTTTGATAAATTAAAACTATTAGAAGCATTTGAAAAATCTTTACAAGATGCTCCAGCTCCAGCAGAAAAATTTTTATCAGCAAAAGGTATAGGTCAGTTTGTGGGTCAATTAGTGCCTTCTGCTGTTACGACACTTGTAGGAATAGGAACAGGAGTAGTTACTAAAAATCCATTATTAGGAATCGCAGTAGGTAGTTTAGGATTTGGAGGATTAGCAGTTTCTTCATTCGGTCAAGGGATGAAAGAATACGACACATATAAACTATCTAAAGGAGAAGACCCTTACAGTATAAAATCTGAAATAAAATTAAAGTATAGTCAACCATCTATAAATGAAAGAAAGATATTAGGAGCTACGTATGGAGCTTTTGAGTTTATTGGAGAAGTTATTCCATTTACAAAGTTTTTACCTAAAAAATTAAAAAGTTTAGCAGTTCAAGGTGTAGGAGATAAGATAATGAAAAGATCATTTCATCCAAACATATCTGATGAATTTATAGAGAGTGCAAATAAATCATTTATAAACTTTGCTAAAAAGAATAAGGCTAATCGAAAATTAGCTGAAAAACTTTTAGGTTTAGGTACATTTGAAGGAGCAGGAGAAATTGTTACAGAAGTAGGTCAATCATTTGGGGATTATCTAATTACAGAAGATAAAAATGCATTTGATAATATAGCACAAGAATCGGGTAAAGCTTTTCTAGGTGGATTGCTTATGGGTGGAGGATTAGGAGTAGCATCATATGGCGCTCAAAACAATATGAATGAACAAAGAAGAGAAAATCAACAAAATCTTTTCTTTACAGAACATAATGATCAGTTTAAAGAAATTGTCACCATTAAAGAAAAAGAAGGAGGATCAAAAGAGTTTACACTCATGGATACATATGGTGATACTCAAAAGGTTAATGACACAGAATTAGATGGTCAAGTGTACAATCTTAGTAATGATCAGTTCAATGCAATACTTAAAAGTAAACAGGACGATATAAACCTACAGGATGAGGCTTTCATATTTGATACAAATATGCGTTTAGAACAAGAAAAGCAAACCCTAGTAGATATAGGAGAATTTGTGAAGACCCAACAAAAAGCTGATCCTAATTCTGATCCAGTAATCAATATTGCTAAAGTGAGTGGTGAAGATATAGTTATAACTGGTAGAGGTGATAAAAATATTTATGGGTTTAAATTAGATGAATTTCAAGAAAATGGTTCTGCTATTCAGCAAGTATTTAATGTAGAAGATGTTCAGAGTAATGAGATAGAATCTATAAACGTAAATGAAGTTATAGAAAGAATTGAAGAAAGTAAAAAACAAACAATTCAAGCAGTAGAATCTTCATCACGTCCTGTTAAAGGTCAGAAGTTTACAATAGATGGTATTAGCTATAAAGTAGTAGGAACTTCAACTCAAGAAGTAAACCTAGAAAATGAAAATGGTGAGGTGTCTAATTTAAACATGGAACAGTACACAGCTTTGAATAAAGCTAAGGAAGCAGTACAGTCAAATGATGGAACTATAACATTTGATCAGATACAATTTAATGAGGATGGAACTATTATTCCCGAAATAAAATCTAAAGACTCAGTAACAGAATCTTTTCAAGTAGGTAATAAGAAATTTAATGTTAGATCATTAAACAAAGACACAGGATCAAGAGAATTATCTGAAACTTATAAGACAGAAAAAACAGCACAGAAATATGCAGACCTTCTTAATCAAGAGTATGGTAACCAAACATTTGAGATAGAAAATAGACTTGATCCTAACGATCCTCTAGCTAAAAACGATTATTATATAGTAGCTAAACCTAAGATTAATGATAATCAAATAAAGAAGATTAAGGCTAAGGCTAAAGAAGTACAAAAGAAAGAAAAGGTATTCAGTAAGGGAGCTGATGATGTGATGAAGGCTATAGAAACCAATCAAGGCACAGAACAAGCAGAGGTATTTAAGGCAGAGTATGATAGACTCGTAGATAAAACCATACAAGCAAGAAATAAAAAACCTAGTGAGACACGTGAGACAGTTAAAACTAAAGAGGTAACAAAGAAAGAAGCTACAAAGACTACTAATGAGACAAAAACTAAGAAAAATGTCTCACAAAAGACAGAAAAAAAGAAAGTTATCAACAAAAAGGAAACTAAGCCTAAAATTGTAGTTAAAAACATTAAACCTAAGAAAAGTATAAAGTTCTCTAGAGAGTTCTTTGAGAAACTACCTCACGTGAATGAGAATAGAGACAAGGGCATGTACTTTACAAGAGTAGTATCTCCATTCAATAAGAATCTTGTTAAGAAAGTAGAAACTATAGTAAATAGAATAAAAGGATCATGGAAGAATTCTCCTAATACTGTAGTATACCAATCATTAGATGATTACAGACTAGACAATGGACAGGCTAATGTAGACGAGTACACGAATGCTTTTTGGGATCATGATAAGAATCAAATAGTATTTTTTGCTGATATGTTAGATACTGCTGGTAGGGTACAAGAGGTATTCTATCACGAGACTGTTGGACATCAAGGACTAAGAGGAATTTTATCTGAAAAAGAATTAAACAGCACACTAGACAAAGTCTACGATAAAATAAGATATAGATCATTAAACGATGCTAATAATGCTAAGAATAAAGAATTACAAAAAGAAGTATTCTTTTATCATTTTCATAGCTTAGATAATAGCCTACAATTTGATCCTACCAAGAACTATCTGAACGAAGTTAAACCAAATGGTTTTTCCCTAACTCAAAAAGATAATAGAGATATTGCTGAAGAGCATATTGCACATGAAGCTGAAAAGTCAGAAAATAGAACTACAGTAAATAGTTTAGTAAAGTTATTTAGATCATCTATTCAAAAACTTACAGGGAAAAAGGTTGACCTATTAGACAAACAAGTAAAAGAAATCATACAATCATCTAAACAATACATGAAATTAGGTGATGTATACATTAACAAAAACTCTTTAAAGCAAGCATCACAAAACAATTACAATGTAGCTGGTGGTCAAGACACAAAGAAAACATCATCATCAAGAGTTTTAGAAAGTATAAAACAAAGTAGAGAATTAAGAAGAAGTCAGCTAGCAAGTCAAGTAGACACCATCAATGAATCAGTAGAAATATTAGAAAAGAATTACAAGAAAGGTAAAACAGTAAACACGTCTAAGGGTAAGGATGTAGCATCAATGAAGCTGATAGAAGATTTATTAGGTAAAAGAACAGAAGCAGATGGTCAATACCTAAAACTTGCTAATATAATAAAAGACTACAATCAAATTAGAGGTACATACTCTGATGAAATAACAGACATTAATGAGGCTAAACAAGTGTTTGAAGAAGCTAAATCTGATATTAAATCAAACCTTTTATTTGTATATAACAGCATTGATCCCGATATCAGAAACATATCTAAGCTGTGGTATGATTCAGCTAATTCAGTATTAGCGAAAAAACTAACAGAAGAATACGGAGTAACAAGAGATCAAGTATCGGGTGTAATAGCTGTCATGTCTCCACAAAAAGACTGGTTTAGAAATGTCGCTCTTGCAGATAGAGTATTAAAGATAGTTGTAGGAAACAAAGGATATACTTTTGATCAGAATATGGCTAAATACTTAATTAATGCAGTAGATCAAAAAGGAAATAAAATCTTTCTTAAAAACTTGAAACCTACAGAAAGAAAAAGAAAAATAAATGGTTTTATTGGTAAAAAGATAACTGATCTAAAAGGAGAGGATGTTGGTTTATTTATAAGAGCATTTGATAATGAGTATCTACCCGATAAGAGTTATTATAATTATTCACCTACTGGAGATGTTATAGGAAAAGTCAAAACAAAAGCAGGGCTAGACTCTAAAATAGCTTGGGGATCAACAGGAGAAATAGGTAAAGCAGTAAGTGTTATTCAAAACGGATCAAAAGAAAACATTTCTAATCAGTTAGGTGATCAGCACAAGGTAAGAAGTTTCTATAATAACATATCTGATCCTAAGAATAAAAACTCAGTTACTATAGATACTCATGCAATTGCATCTGCTTACTTACTTCCGTTATCTGGTAAAGATGGTATAACACTACTAGGACTTGGAGGCGCTCCTGCATCAACAGTAACAGGAGTAAAAGGAACTTACGGATTAATAGCTGATGCGTATAGAGAAGTAGCTACTGATCTAAAAATCTTACCAAGAGAACTACAGAGCATCGTATGGGAAGGAGTAAGAGGATTCTATACTGATATATTCAAGAGAAACGCAAATAATAAACTACAAGTCAATAGGGTATGGGAGGATTATAAACTAGGCAACATCAAAGACAAAAAAGAAGTATTTGCAAAACTTAAAGAAATTGGAGGAGACTTCAATAATCCTGTATGGCTAGAAAATGTACTTAACGGAGATAATTCTAAAGTAGAGCAGAAAACAAAGGATCAGAATATTGCAAACCTAGATGTAGAAGTATTAGAAGGGCAGGAGAACGTAGAAGCTGAAAAGGTGTACAAACAGTCTAGAAACTATGTAAACTCAGATAAATTTAAAGAGTTTATTAAAGGATCAGTTGTTGTTAATAATGATGGATCACCAAAGGTTATGTTCCATGGATCACCAGCCACAGAAAATATAAATCAGATATGGTTTAATAATAAGTACATAGGAAAGGGTAATGATCAGTTAGGATCGGGATTCTATTTTAGCTCAGAGCCTATGGAAGCTACAGCTTACTCAGAAGGGTATAAGTATGATGGTGTATTAAGTGAAAGAATAAGAAGCAAAATAGGTGACTTAAAAATGTCACCAGGAATTGTTCCTGTGTATCTGTCTGTTAAAAACCCAATGCCCGATACTTTTTCTACCACAAAAGAACAAGTTAAAAAACTAATACTAGCCTCACCACTAGTACAATCTAAAGACGAGACTATAAACCCTTTAACTAATTGGTACGCAGAATTTAATGATCTTATAAAAACTAAAGCAGGACTAGAAAAAATGGTAGATGGAATAGTAGAATCTTATTCGTATCAACCAACTACCATAGACAAAGATGATCTTAATCCTATAATAAATGATTTCTACGAAGGTGGAGAGTTTGCCCCACAGTTCCTAAAAGCAATACAAGATATTTATGGATACGATGGGTACGTTTTAAATGAATATTTAGACTCTGTTATTGGCTTAACTGAAGAAATGGAAAAAAGACTTGGTTTTAAAGAAGGCAGAACAAAATCTACTGTGGTAGCATTTTTTCCCGAACAGATACAATCAGCATTACAAACAGATATTCCAATAAATAATACTCCTGTTAAAAAGTCTATTAACATGGAATACCAATACAATGAAAATAAAAAAGACAATCTCCTTGTTAATATGCTTAATAGCATTGAGAATCTTCCATCAGACAAAAAGCTCAGTTACGGTGAATGGATAAGGCATTTTGTAGAATATACTAATCTTGACATTACAAAGGCTAGGTGGTTAGGAATTACTGAAAAACTTAAAAAGAAAAAACACTTTCCTAAAGAGGCTTGGGACATAGTAGCAGAAACGCAGATTAACACTATTGATATGCACCCTAATTCTAATAGTAAAATGCTTATTCTATCTAAGCAGTACAACGGTAAGAAAATAGCGTCTGAGTTTAAAGAAGCATTTACAGACACTACACTAGACGTGTACGTAAATGTTGATAAGGTAGACAGAACATTATTAGTATTTGGAGCAAAAAATATTTCTAATAAAATAGACCCAGTCACAATACACAAAAAACTTATTAAGTATGCCACTACAAATAATATGGACGTGATTGTATCACCCGACGCAAAGTCTCTGAATCAAATCAAAACAACATTTGATTATAAGGCTCCTATTACGAGTAAGAAATTCAAAACAGAAGACGGAAAAGAAGTCACATACTACAGCATGCACATAACTCCAATACTTAAAAATTTATCCATATCAGAGACAAATATTATGCAGTCTAGGAGTTTTTTAAGTAGAAAGGATATGCTTAATGCAAGATGGTTATTTCAAGACTCATTATTGTACTTAAAAAGATTACAAGATGATATAGAGGTAAAAACTGGAAAGACAATAAAAGATTATAATAATGCGTATGTTCTTGAGAACTTAAGTAAAGGTAAAATATTAAACTCTTTTGAAAGATTTGATTTAAAGTACGGATCAAAATTAAAAGATATTGTACAAGAAATTATTTTAAATAAAAACACAGAAATACAAGACGTTAACGATTATGTGTACGCAAAACACGCTATAGAAAGAAACAAAATGAAGCCTTCGGGAATGACAAATGAAGAAGCTAATACTATCATAAATTCTTTTGAAAAAATAATTCCTAAAAAACAAATTGATAACCTTATTGAGACAGTTAAAGAAATTAATAGGTTTAATGTGCAAACGGCATTCGATAATGGACTAATTACATCAGAGCGTTTTAATACAATTTATCCAAGAAAAGGAAAAAGTAAAACAGCTATGTTTGATTTTTATGTACCACTCAGAGGCTTTGAGGAATCAGAAACTGATACGTCTGTATTTATAGACTTAAACAAAAAGATGAAGGGTAGAAAGTCTAAGGCAGATAGCCCTTTAGCTTATCTTGTTGGTCTTGTTCAAACTACTATGATAAGAGCTGAACAAAACAAATATAAACTTGCTCTTTATAATTTACTTTTAGAAAATCCAGACTCTAATTCGTATGAGATTAAAAACTTATTTTATAAAGAATTAGATGGCAAAATTATAGAAGACAACACAAAAGGGGATAAAGGAAAATTAAAAATATCTGAAAAAGATTTAAGACTAGGTAAAGAAATACAAAGATTTCAAATGGGTAACGACTCAAGAGAAAACACGATTAGTGTTATGGTAGAAGGACAAAGAAAAGTTATTGAGTTTTTTGGTGAGGATAATGTCAAAATAGCTCAAGGAATTAACGGTTATATAGTAGAAGGAAGTAAAACAAAAGGTGTTAGCGATTCTTTTAAAAAGATAGGTGATTTTGGTATACCTGCTAATAAGTTTTTTCCTGGTATTTCTTTAAGAAATATTAATGGTTTTATGAGAAATATGTTTACTCAGTATTCACCAGAATTTATACCAGTAAACTTTGTTAGGGACATGGGTTCTGGTTTAATAAATATAACTACAGACTACGGAAAAGATACTGCGATAGAAGTAGCTAAAGAAACTACAAAATCAATAAAAACATTGTCTGGATATTTTTATGGTAATAAGAAAAAACTCCCTAAAGGTGATGAGGGAGAATATCTTGCTCAGTTTATAGAAAACGGAACAAGAACAGGATACTCTCAGCCTAGAAGTATAGATGAAATTAAAAAAGATTTCGCAGATTTAAAAACATATCTAGACCCTACAAATAAAAGTATTAAGGCTCAAATAGTTAAAAGAGGAAAAAAAGGATATGAATACGGAAAAGCAGTTGTAAATATTTTAGATCAGTCTAATCTTGTTCTTGAAAATACAGTTCGTTATTCTGCGTTTAAAACACTATTAAAGAAAGGGGAGTCAGTTGACACAGCGAGTAAGTACGCTAAAGACTTAACGGTAAACTTTAATAAAAAAGGAATGTTAACAAATGATATAGCTGGTGTATTCTTATTTTTTAATGCTGGGGTTCAAGGAGTTGAGAGAATGACAAGACCGTTTTTTACAGGAAAAGCAAAAAATGCGACAAGTACATATGCAAAAGTAGCTACTGTAGGATTTTTAAGTGCAATGCTTGCGAGGATATTAGGAGGAGAAGATGAAGATAAAAAATATTTTTATGATAAATTACCAGAATACATAAGAAGTACGAATATGGTACTCGTAAACCCATTGTATTGGGCTGGAGTTTCTGATACTAAGTTTTTACTAATACCATTAGCTTATGGTTATAGCTCAGTCTTTAGTTCTTCAGATCCTTTTGTAAGATATAATTTAGGATATCAAGGATTTACTTCAGCTTTCTCTAGTATACTAGATAATTTTGCTGGATCATTTTCACCTTTAGGATCAGTTAATACTGAAAATAGAACTCCTCTGCAATCAGCTATTAAGTATTTTACTCCTACAGGATTGTCTCCTGTAGTTGATTTAGCACAAAACAGAAACTTTTTTGGTGGTAGGATATACCCAGACAATCCGTATGATAAATCTGATAAGCCTGGATTTAGAAGTGCTGACTTAAATACTAATGATGGAGCTACTTTTTTTTCAAAAGCATTAAATAAACTTTCTTTTGGAGATGATTTTGAGGCAGGATATATAAGCCCAAAACCACAACAAATAGAATATCTTATAAGTCAATACTTTGGTGGTGTAGGAAAAACAGTAATGAAAACATATAAACTTATAGATAATGCTTCGACACCAGGAAAACCACTATACGAAGACATGAATGACATACCATTAGTAAGAAGATTTGCTACTGAAGCTGAAAAAACCAGTGATGAATACAGCACATATTATGGGATGTTAAACGCAATAAGTGAAGCTCAAGCTAAAAAAAGATCATTTACTAAGGATTTAGAAAATAGAATTATGACTCGTAAAGTATTTAATGAGAAAATGAACAAAAAACAAGACGATGCTTTTGGGTATACTAGAAAAGAATTAGTTAAACTTGGTGACAGTAGACGTTACGGATCAAAAAAAGGAAGTATACCATACAATATTCGTGAATTATACACAGAAAGAGAAGAAGCGTTAAAGAATAAAAAATATGAATTAGCACAGAAAAAAGAGCAGGATATCCTAAAACAAATGAAAAAATTCAATAAATTTGTTACTAGGGATAAATACTCTACTCTACCCTCTGGAAACATGCTAGAATATTTATTAGGAGAGTAACCCTAATTACTTACGAAGAAATTTTTTACAATAAGCCTATGGCACGAAATGTCATGGGCTTTTTTTATTTATGGCTGAAAAGAAAACAGATTATACGGAAATAAATCTTGAGACTCTCAAAATGTTTGAGGATGCTGGAGAGATGAACGTCATCGATGATGCTGATGTCACAGAAGACATGAAGCAAATACTTGAGGACGCAGAGACTTATTGGTCCAATCTCCAAAATTTTAGAGACAGAAGAGAAAGGAATAGGGAATATTATAGGGGTAGACAATACTCTGACCTTGTAGATGATCCCGATAATGAAGGCTCTAGTGTATCAGAAGAAGAATTAATCAGAAGAGCAGGAAGACAGCCACTTGTAAATAATCAAGTAAGACAATTAGTAAAGAACTTAATAGGTCAGTATCGTATGAACGATTACAAGCCTATGGTCAGAGCGAGAAAAAGGGAAGACTCATCCAAGACAGAGATGATGACTAATGCCCTTCAGTATTGCTATGACATGAATGAATTGACAGAATTAGATGCTAGAGCTTTTGAGGAATTCCTGCTCAGTGGATCTGTCATATGGAAGACTGGATTTGATTACTTCAGAGAGAAGGATATGGAGGATGTAAGCGTGGAGATGGTCAACCCGTCCAGACTTTTTTTTAACACTGATGTAAGCGATGTCAGATTGAAAGATGTGAGGTTTATAGGAGAAATAATAGATACCACGTTGGAGCAAGTAATAAAGGCATTTGCTAAAAACCCTGGGGATGAGGAAAAGATAAAGATGATTTATGCCAACGATGACTATAACAGAGCCGACTATACAGGAGACTTTGATAGCGATAATGTTGATAATACATCATTCTATGTTTCAGAGACGATGGATCAGGTGAGGCTGTTTGAGGTATGGAGAACGGAAATGGAAGATAGAGTTATGTGTCATGACTTACTTACTGGTGAATACTACCAACACCCTATTGATATAGTGGACGTCGCTGTATCAGTTGTTGAAGAAGAGAATGTAAAAAGAATAGAGGAAGCTCAAGCGCAAGGCGTAGAAATTGAGCTTATACCATTAATACAATACGAGATAAGAAAAGAAGAAGTATGGAAATATTATTTCATATCACCATACGGTGACCTTCTTGCAAGTGGAAACACACCATTTGAACACCAACAATTTCCGTATACCATAGGTTTATACCCAATGGTAGACAGTGAAGTCTTTGGGTTTGTTGAGGATATCATAGATCAACAAAGACACATAAATAGAATAATATCACTTATGGATTTTATGTTGGGGGCATCAGCGAAAGGTGTACTTATGATTCCTGAAGAAAGTATTCCTGATGGGCTGACACCACAAGATTTTGCAGATCAGTGGGTTAAGGCTAATGGTATTATTGTGTATAAAGGTAAAAGTGGTGTAGCCCCTCAACAAGTTGTGTCTAATTCATCTACTACTACAGGCACACAATTACTGGGCCTTCAGATGCAACTAATAAAAGAGATATCGGGTGTTACCGAAGCGATACAAGGACAAACTCCTGGATCAGGAACTCCAGCGTCATTATACCAACAAATGACCACAAACGCTACTATTTCAAGTAGAGACTTTTTTGAGTTCTTCTTTGGGATAAGAAGAAAAAGAGATTTTAAAATGGTGCAGAACATAAAACAGTTTTATGACGCACCGAGGTATGTTAACGTGAGCGGAAAAGATTATGATAATGAGGCGTATATGTATGATCCTACACAAGTTCAAGACTGTAAGTTTGATATTGTGATAGCAAAATCAGCAAATGCTCCAGTGTTTAGACAGATGATTGATGATTACCTCTTCCAGTTCTTACAAGGTGGTATCATTGATATCAACATGTTCCTTGAGAATACGAGCATGCCTTTCGCAGATAAATTATTAGAGCAAATAAAACAAAAGCAAGAAACTCTGCAACAGACTATGCAAGGAGGACAACCTCCTACACCTGAAGCTATGCAGATGTTACAGCAGGCTATGGGAGGGGCGCAAAAATGAGATTCTTAATTTTTTTTGTGGTTTGGCTCTGTGGTTGTATGTCTATGCAACATATGAACAGGATGGTGGTTACACACGTCCTAGCAATAACAGAAGCAGGAGACACGGTCAACATACCAATAGACCAAATACAACCGACTAAGATATATAATGTTATAGGCTATGATTTTTATAGACCGTATCATAATGGTAATTCCTACTACAGAGACTGGAGGTTTTACTACGACAACTACAATATGAACAATGGTGGTTATAATGGAGTTGGATTATATGGTAATATAAAGTCAATACACCCTACGACGTATATAGGAAATGGATCTAATGTGCAGAGTTATGGTGGAAACACAACAGGAGGAGGAAGTAATCCTGTGGCGTCTAATCCAGTAACTGACGGAGGAGGAAGTTCAAGAGGTAAAAATAATTGATATGGCAAAAAAAGTAAGTTGGAAATGGGGAGATAAAAGGTACTACGGTACTTTAATAAGAGAAACTAGCACACATAAGTTTGCTAGAACCCATAACGGTAAAATAAAGAAAATTAAAAAGAAGAAATAAAGGTAAAGTATGAGTAAGATACTTGGAAAAATCTTTGGTAATGCTGGTGGTAGTGTCATTGAAAAACTATCAAATGTTGCGGATAAGTTTATTACCACTAAAGAAGAAAAAATGGCTTTTGAAAAGTCAATGAAAGAAATTGTAATTGATGCTGAACAAAAAGCACAAGCAGAGGTGACAGAAAGATGGGTAGCTGATTCTAAGGCTGGATGGCTTTCTGCTAATATAAGACCCCTAACTCTTATATTTATCACTTTCGTGTTTGTGATAATGAGTTTTTTTGACGGTAACATAGGAGATTTTTCTATATCAGATGGATACAAACCGATATACCAAACTCTTCTACTTTCTGTGTACGGATCCTATTTTGTAGGAAGGTCCATAGAAAAGATTAAAAAGAGTGCCTAGTCATGGCAAGAAGAGTTCTTACTGTTTACCGAGAAAAAAAGAGAGTTCGTAGACCAGGTTGTCATGCGAAGAGTAAGACGAGTAATCATAAGACTTCTCGTCATTATCGCAAGAAGTACCGTGGACAAGGACGTTAATTTAAATGGAAAAAGATTATGTGGAGCATATTTAAAGATGAAAACGATTACAATGAGAAATCAATTATTGGATTTTGCTCATTTACAGTTATGGTAGTGTTTGCAATATTTGATTTAACTACTGGGTTTTTTGGTAAAGACCTTGTAATAAATGAAGTAGTGTATAACAGTTTTGTTTGGGTAACATTAGGATCTTTAGGGATTGCTGGTGTAGAAAAATTAAAAGGAAATGGAAAGTAAGAAAATAAAAGCACCTAAAGGATTTCATTGGATGAAAAAGAAAGGTGAAGTAATAAAATTAATGAAGCATGGACCAAAACCCTTTGTAAAACACAAAGGAGGAAGTCTGTACGCAAAGTTTAAAATACAAAAAAAACATAAGTAATGAAATATACATATAAAAAAACGAAGAAGAAGGTTGTAAAAAAAAAGAAGAAAAAAGCTAAAAAGAAAAAGTATTAATGCGACTAATAAAATGTACGTGTGATGACAATCTTGAAATATGTAATTGTGAGTTAACAGAGCAATATGCATGCAAAAACGAAAGTTTTGGAGATGACAGATGTAAAAATGTAGAAGAATGTGAAGTGTGTAGAAAATGATTAGAACAATTTTAATAATAATAGTATTGTGTTTTTCTGTTGCTAAGGCAGAAGCACAATTTTTTAAAAAACTTTTTAAGTATTCAACTGTGTATACAGCTGGTAATATTAGTGTGCCATTACAAGAAGACTTTAGAGAGTTTTATGTGACGCAGGATGGTGAAGTAAAAGACATTACAATAGAGCCAAATTATGATTACAGATACTCTGTTGGTATAAGAAAAATAGCACGTTTTGACTATGAAAATAGAGCTACCCAGTTCTACAACGGAAGTGAGAAGAACGTTGCTCTAACGTCAAATATAGGTGCAGTAAAAGGATGGGAATACATGTTCCAATACGACTGGATAAGAAACAGAGGAGATGAGTACACTAACGAGAGGTATTTTATAAGATACCTTGGAAAAAGATTTATAGTAAAGGCTGAACATAGAAAAGAAGGTGCTATAGACTTCAAGTATACGTCTGCTGATTTACGCTTCAGATTTCCTCTAGGATCTAAAATAGATTTGTCCGCTGGATTAGTATACAGAAACTCAGAAAAAGTTTTTGGTTTAAACCCAATAGAAGAGTATTTAAATCCTGATACAGTAAACTGGTGGGATTTAGCATATGACTACGGATATACAGACAATTTTTATTACGTTTTAGATGATGTTTCATCAGGTTATGACTGGTACTGGGAAGATTCTACTGGGGTTCGTGTAGCTGACTCAGATTTAGACTTTAGAAGACACGTCTACAAAAATCTTGTAAACAAATACAATAAACAAATTTTATCTGAGTTTGAAAGTTTTGGTTATTTATCTGCTGTGGTTGGGTATGATATTTACCATTACTCAGATAGATTTTATTTTCATAATTGGTTAAGTGTAATGCCAAAAAATACACTTATCCATGGTGATAAAAACTTTTCTTATGAAACGTTCATTGAGGATAAATGGATTGATTATCAAGCAGGATTACTCACAGGTGTTTTTATAGGAAAAAAGAAGCAGTTCGGTTTATTCTTAGAAGGGGAGTATTCAAGACTGTGGGACAAACGCATATATAATGCGCAAGTAGGGTTTAATTATAATTTTAAATAAATATGAATACACTAGAAAAGACAGAACAAATAATTAATAAAGTATTAGAGGATCCTATGCATTTTTGGGAAGTACCATTTGTTATTGTAATCTGTTTGTTTGTGTTTCTTATGTTAAGAGAAATTAGTAAAGAGGATATGAGATGAATAAAAAAGTAAAAGAAATTTCTGAAGATACTAAAATAGGTGTAGACTGGGATAATGATGGTAAAAGTGATTTTTCATTAAGTCTTAAAACACTAGGAGGGATTGTTACTGGTATCGTAATGATTGTAATGTTCTATATGCAAATTCAGGAAGATATAGAAGAAGCTAAAAAATTACCAAAAATAGGTTCTGGTCAGTACACTGTTGATGCTGGAGATCCACAAGCCCTTAACACGTACCCACCAACTAGAGGAGAATTTAAAATGAAAGATGAAATGTCAAGAATGACCTTACAACAACTTATAGATAAAGTTGATGACATAGAAGAAGAACTTGATGAAATTAAAGTTGAACTAGCTAAAAAGAAAGACAGATGAAAAATTTTATAGATAAGTGTAAAGAATTAACCTACGAACAAATAGGTATTATTTTATCATTTATTTTGGTGATAATATTATTATCTGTTGGTATTAATGAAAGATACTTATGAGTATATCTAGTAAAAATAATAAATTAAAAAGGGCAGGAGTAAGTGGTTATAATAAACCAAAAAGAACTCCTAATCACCCTAGAAAATCACATGTTGTAGTAGCAAAAGTAGGTGACAAAACTAAGCTAATTAGGTTTGGACAACAAGGAGTAAGTGGAGCTGGTAATAATCCTCAGTCTTCAAAACAAAAGGCAAGAAGAAAATCATTTAAAGCAAGGCACGCAAGAAATATTAGAAAAGGTAAATTTAGCGCAGCTTACTGGGCTAATAAAGTAAAATGGTTATGGTTACTTTTAATGTTGTCATCACCGCTTCAGATGTATTCACAAGAGTTTTTACATGATGATGATTTTGAAAAAAAAACCTCACAAGGAATAGTAATTGTTGAGTTTTATGCTTCATGGAATGATGCTAATTCTGTTCCAATAAAAAAATTATCAGACTCTAAAAAGTATAGAGTAAGTATGGATACAGACATGTCATTATTAACTAAGTATAACGTGATGGGTGTTCCTACTGTAGTTATGTATCAAAACGGAAAAGAAATTAAAAGATGGAAGCCTAATGTTATGATGCAGTTAGATGCTAAATTATCAGACATACAAAGCTGTATAGATGAACTTATAGGTGATAAATTTTAAGTATGCCGAGACTAAATAAAGATCAAAGAAACGAAGTAGAACAAGAATTGCAAAACCTAATTAACAACAAGCAATTTGAAAGGTTTGATCAAATATGTATAAGCGAAAAAATACAAACCATAATGGACATTATGGAAAATATAAAGGAAATTGATAATCCACACGTAATAAAAATACAAAGAAAATGCGAGAAGAAATTAGACCAATTGATAGATTATTTGTAAGGTATTGGGTCACAGACAGGTGTTTGCCAGAAATTAACTTTAGTGTACACTATTCTTCAGATGGGTCATTTATATATGATTATATGTAAAAAAAAATATAAATCTTAGTTTTACCTAAGAATAATCTTAGGTTTATGACATTTTTGTTATATTTTATGTATATATTACGTCTGCTAAATAATAAATATGTCTAAAACACCTTTCATACCACAGAATGTCAATCTCCAATCTACTAATCAAAATTTTACAATAGATAATATAAGAATAGAAAAAAATAATAAAAATTTATTTTCCGCAGAAGGAAACTTAACAAAAGACGCATTAAAAATTTTTTCTAAAAATCTGGATAGTATAAAGCTTAATGAATGTTATGAATTTATAATGGGCGATTATAAACATAAATTAATAATTCCAGACCCTATACAAATTGCTAAGAGATACAAACAGTTTAGAAAAACTATACGTTTAACTCAAAGAGAAATGGCATTTATTACCAATAGCACCTCACAAACTGTGTATCAAATTGAAAATGCAAAAGCAGTCCCTTCTATAGTATGGGCATTAAATATGATAAAATATTTTGACTTAAATATACATTGGTTTCTAACTGGGGAGGCTACCATGTTTGTTGATAGAAACTTTTTAGATGAAAAATTTAATGAGTTAACTGAAGAAAACATCAAGCTTAAAAAGGATCTTAAGAGAAAAAACAAAATGCTAGATAAATTATTTGAAGAAAATGCGTGATACTAAAAAATTTACTTTTAAAAAAAAGCCTAACATAACTAAAAAAGTTTTATTAGATAAAGGTTTTCAAAGAGTAGGTAAAATGAAAGGTTTATCTGTTTTTAAAAGAAGAATAAATATTCCTTTATCAATAAATCCTTTTATAAAATTAATATCTAAACACTCAGCAGTCGGTTTAGTTTTGACTGCTAATGCGGATGTAGATATAAGTCAACATATAGGAAGTAAAAATTTAGTTTATCGAGTAGGAGTAAATGTTGAGACATCGATAGCAGATGATTGTATCATATTAGATAAAAAAACATTAAACTTAATTTTATCTGTCACTAACATGTGTTACTCAGATCATGTTGATTATGGTGAATTTATGGTTGATCAATCTAAGATGTATCCAAAAAAGAAAATTTCAATTATTAAGAAAATTAAAAGTATAATAAAGAAAATTTAATTTATTTCTTTCTCAAATTTCTTAAAAGACATAAGGTCAACCCTAGAAAGTTTAATTTCTTCTTTGTCATTATACCAAATATGTTTTACTCCTGTCCATTTATTTTTTAGAGTAAGAGTGTCTTCTTCTAAGCAAACTTTTATTGTAGCACACTCATGTGATTTAAGGTACTTGTAAAATGATTTTTTCATTTAACAAGGGTCAGTATTGCATCTGGATAGTTATATTTCATCATAGCATTTGTTACCCTCCACTTTAGAGTAAATGCGTACTGCTTTGCTGTTATAGCTGACTTTACCTCAATGTATTCGTCTTCACCGTCATGATGCTTTACTAAAAAATCTATCTTATAATTAAATAACCACTCACCAGTAGGAGCGTGTATTTTAAGATTAGGGTGTGGCTCCCAGTCTTTTATTTCGCCAGCACGTTTTTTATCTTCTAAGTACATGGCGTATTCTGCCTCTTTTTTAGAATCATATTTATGCCCGTTCCACTCTGTTCTTTTTGCGTTATACTTATTTTTCTTTTTTGCGTTATAAAACCAATTAACTCTATATGCCATAATTCTGTGTTTAAATTTCTACAAAAGATGATCTTCTGTTTATATATCTATGATGACTTTCTACATCTACTTCTATACAAGGGTCCATATAACTTGTAGCAAGCCATAATGCGCCCATTGTAGAAATAAGCATGTCATCGTTTTGTCCGTCAACTGCACCCATACTACCATCAGCTTTAAGCTCATAATAGTCTGCTTCGTAGTACACTCTCTCATCATACTCTTCATATGCTCTCTCACGTAAAAGTTTATTAAAATTGTCAATCATCATTGTCTTTGACGCTTTGTTCGTATGAAATCCGTATCTTTTTGGTTGCCCTTCTCTTATCTGATCTAAAGAAGTTCTCATAAATAAATTATCGTAGTGTTCAGATATTTCATCTAGTATTGTGAGGTAGTGATTACCCTCAGCTCCCATTCCCTTTGTCTGAAGTGAATTTACCTCTACAGCAAGTAATGCATTATTATATGCTTTAGCTATTTGAACAGCTTTCCATGCAAAAAGATCCTGATCCAAATGTCCCCTCCATGAGCAGGCTCTCACTGGGAGTCCACCCCTCATCATGTCTATCCTGTCTATAACAGTGATAGCAGAATAATCTGCTTTTTCAGTTCTACCCCCAATATCTACAAAAGCACAGTATCTGTTCTTCATTATTTTTCCAGGAGGGTCATCTGGAAATCTCCACACTTGTAGGTTTCCTTTTTTGGTTTCTAGTATTGTAATGTCTTCTAAAGCATCGTTACCTCCTACTTGTGGAAAGACATCACCCACTAGCTCTGGCTCTCTTAAAAGTTCTCTAAGGTTTATTATATAGGCAGGAGAGAAGGCTTTTCTTCCAGTAGACTGGAACGCTTCTCTGTCATTACTTGGAAACTCACTCTGCATACGCCAAAGGTCCTCACCAAACTCACTAAACTTTTCTCTGTACCAGTGAATACCTTCTATGGTAGCTCCTTTTTTCCAGAGAGTTTTTTCGTATGAGTTTAGAGATTTAAAAAATTCTATTTTCTTTTGTTTTGTTTTAAATGGTTTTTGATAGAGTTCTATTTCAAACCACGAAACAAATACTGCGCTCATATTATTTTCTCCACGTTTCGCTTTTAACCACGTAGAATGGAAGTAATTACCAACACCTTTTGCGGTTGACTCCATAATAAATAAAGAGTAGGGGATAGAAGGGATTGTTCCAAGAATAGACTGGACCATATCATCTGGAGATTTACCTTGTGTTGTTTTCCATAGACCAACTTCTGTGAGGTGAGCCATTGCAATATCAGAAGATCTGATAGTGTCTGGTTTTTGTGCTGAACCTATTCTTATCACACAACCTCTTTCTGGTATCCACTTATTTTTTTGTGAATTCTCGTAATTTGCTAGAGAGTAAGATGCAATCTCCTTCGGGATGTTTTCTATAAGTCTTGTGTACATGCTTCTTACGTTTATAGCCTGTGCCTCCACGTCACCAGCAATCACGCTGTTCCAGTTCTTTTTGTGCATAAGCTGTAACCATGCCATGTATATTTGTATAAGAGTAGATCCTCCCCATTGCCTAGCTTTCGTTAAAATTATACGTATGGGTTTTTCTTCAGCCCTTTGTAATTCTAAAGCCTTCAAAAGTTTTAATTGCGCTTTTCTTAGAATAAAAGGAATAATTTTTTCTGATTCCTTGTCTTTTATTTTTACGCACATGACACAGAAAAACTCAAAGTCATGGATTATTCTGTACACCACAAACTGATGCAGAACATTATCTATTACAAGATTATTGTCATCACAGTAGTCTTCAAATGATTTGTATCCATCATACACCTTCATGGATTTAGGAATATAAAACCATTTTCCTTTTTTATTATACAACCGAAATCTTCTCCTAGGAATGGTACTTCCAGTACCCGTATAAGGGTCATAATTCTTATTTAAAATCTTTAGACGCTTGTCATTTTCCTCTAAAATTTTATGAATCATATGTAATATTTGTTATATTTCTATATATAAATATAATCAATTATATAATCTATGCCAATAAAGACACACCTACAAGAATACAGAGATCTTGGGGAGAAGTGTCTGGACACTCTAGACTACATAAAACAGACCTACCACTACGACAGAAAGACCATACACATAGCTAAGTGTAAAATACGCTCTGGTATGTCATTATTAAATCATAATACCTTGGATGTGGATAAACAGCTATCTAAAAAAGCATTGTTCAAACTCATGGACGCAGTGCAAGACTTGATTAGTGGTAAGATCACAAAACTGTACTTAGAAAGGTCAGAAGATGATACAGGAATCTATGATATTATAAACGGAAGAGATTTTACATTTGACAAAAACATCAAAAAAAAATTATAATATCAATGTTATATGCAGAAATATTATTAATTTTATGTTATTAAAATATTGGTTGTCATTCATGACGACTTAGTTAGTTAGTTAATTACAAAGCCTTGTGGTCAAAACTACAAGGTTTTTTTTATATATGAGCGAAGTTAAAAACAACAATACAGATTCTAAGGAAACGCCTAGAACTGTGCCGACTGGTAAAGGTAACACGTATGATCAGTTACTGGATGTTGCCAGAGGAGAAGAAGCTGAGTCTACGACAGAAGAAAACGTAGAAAACACTCAACCAGAAGTTGAGGAAAATGCAGTAGAAACAGAAGTTAAAGAGACAGAAGAGGTTGCTAAAGAAGAAGAAATTGTTTCTGATGATACTGAAAAAGAAGAGTCTACAGAACAAGTAGACGTAGAATCACGTGTCAAAGAATTGCAAGAAAAAGAAGAACTCTCAGACGATGAGGTGAAGTTTCTTGAAGATAACGGATACGAGGTTGAAATAGAAGAGAAAGAAGAAACAGTAGAGGATAAGAAAGAAGAGGAAAAGGTTGAGGAAATTGGTATTCCACAGTACGCTGAAACACTTCTTAATTTATATCCTAATGAAAAGATTGATTCAAAGGATGAGGCTGAGGGATTACTCATGAAGCATCTAGAGAATGAGCAGAACGTAACCAACCAGCTTGGAGAGATTATAAAAGGTAATCCAGAGCTTTCAGATGTCTTAAAAGACATGATGAATAACAAGACTGATTTTATGACTGCAATAACTACACACTTAGATGTTGAAGGTAATAAGCCTGTTCCTGGTGATGATAACTACGAGCAGTATGTAGAACAGAAAATTCTAAGGAAACAGCAACAAGAGCAAGAGAAAAAAAGACTCTCTGTTTTAGAACAAAACAAAAAGTCTTCAGCAGAAGTTGCTAATAGTTATGTAAAAGAAAAAGGTTTTGATACGAACACGAGGTCTGAATTTTTTAATAAAATTGATACTGTAGTGCAAAGTCTTAACCAAGGTAAAGTAGACGACCAGATGCTAGACATCTTTTTTAAGGGAATGAACTATGAGAAAGACATAGCAGTTGCTGAGAAAAAAGGTGAAATTATGGGAGCAAATAAAAAGATCTTTACCATTAAAAGAAAAGAAAACGCTGCTATGCCTAAAGTAACAAGCAATAGTGCTATTAAGGGAAAACCCCAGAAACAGTACATAAATGAGTCAGCTAAAAAGCTAGATTCGTTTTTAGGCAAAAGCAAACCGAGAACACCCAGAAAGTAAATAGACGGTTGATGGTGTGTGAGGATGAAGAAAGTTTTTAATTAAACTGTTTATTTATTATGAATATAAATTTGAAAAACATCGCAAAGTGGTCACTCAGTTTAGTGGCTCTTGCGTATATGGTTATGCCAGAAGTAGCTTCGGTTATTGATGGTTTGTTTGGGTTTGGAGCAGAAGGAGTCGCAGTTGGTATGGCTTTAGTGCAAGGTACTAATAGTAATGATGGTACTGAGGCTGCTGATAGTGGAACTGGTGCTGGCACTGGTAATCTTCTCTACAAACGTGATGTTTCTCAGATAGTAACAGAGATAAAGCCTGACGACTTTCCTCTAGATACTATTTTAAGAAATATAAGAGGTGCTGAATCTGCATACAACAGAAAAGTTGAGTATGAAGAGGTAACCTTTAGAAGTGCAAGTGCAACAGCAACTGCAAAAGGATCTGTGTCAGGATTGACGCAAGACATTACTTTTGGTAGTGACAAAACTTTTTGGGCAAAAGATGATATCGCATATAATCCTGCGGTAACTACTAACGCTCCAGGAGGTCAGAGATTAATTGTAACTAATGTTGTTACATCAACTGGTGTGGTTTCTTTCCAGGCTATTAACAATGCTACAGGAACTATGACAGATGCAGGTACTAGCACTTTTTATAGACTAGGAAATGCTAAGACTGAGCTAGACGCTCAAACTACAAGCGTTTACTCTTTACCTGCACAGGATTTCAATTACGCACAAACTTTTATGGCGCAAATTGAAAGATCAGTTATTGAGTCTAAGTACAATTCTATTAGTGGTTATTCTTTCCAAGACAAAGTAAGACAGGTCATTTATGACATGAGGTCTTCTATGGAAAGATCATTAATCGCTGGTGTTAAGTCTAAGACTACAGTTGGTTCTGACATTCACTATACTGCTGACGGATTAAAAAACAAAATCTCGAAGGCGTTTGATTTAGGTGCAAGTGGAGCTGCTGGTGCAAATTACGTTGATAAATTAAATGTAGGTCATATCATTGATATGTTAGAAAATGCTTTTGCTGGTAATGCAGGATCAGATTCAAGACTTATCTTAGGTGGTAAAACTTTCATTTCTGGTATATCAAAAATTGATAAGTATGAAAGAAACTTACAATCTGAAGGTAACACTTTATTACATGGTGTTCAAGTAAGAAGATTAGTTTCTGACTTTGGTGTATTGGACGTAAAACACTCTAAAGCTATGGATGAGCTAGGATTATCTAAAAATGCTCTTATCCTTGATTTAGATCACATTTACAAGCATGAGCTTGAGCCAATGTCTGTTGAAGAGTTAGATCTCAACAAGTCTGGATCAAGAAGAACTCAAGATGCTATGAGAATGGTAGAAACATCATGTGCTTCTATTAGATACTCTGGTGCTAACGGAGTTCATACTTTTGTGAGTCCTACATCATAATAAACAATATTTATTGTTTAGCAACATAAATTGGGGGAGGTTCTTCCTCTCCCTTTTTTTTAAAATTAAATTATATGAGTAAAAACAAAGGAAAATTAATAGGAAAAACATTTGAAAGTGTAAACTATACAGACTGGCAAACACTTATAAGTGTGAATGGCGAAGATAGAAGAATACATTTTGCTAATGGAATAGACCAAAGAGAAAATGGGTTTATAGGTGGTAAATACCATACTACTGATCCTGATGAAATAAAATCTCTGGAAAATCATCCTCATTTTGGAAACGAAATAGTATTATTTAAAGATGTTATAGAGTACGATAACAATCCAGGTCTTACTAATGACACAGAAGTTAAAGAAGATTCTGTAAAAATTGTAGATGAAGTTACTACAATGGCCGAAGCGTCAGCTTGGCTGAAAAAAAACTTTGATGATGTTTCTTATAAAGAAGTATCAAACGCTAAATCAATTAAAAATTTTATTAAGGATAACGGTGTAAGTTTTCCTAAACTGTTTAAATAATAGATCATGGCAAGAGGCAGAGAATTCTTAAAAAATCTTGTAGCATCAAGAATAGATGAGGTGATTCCAGTAGGTGATGTGGTCCAAGGACAAACAGCCATAGAAACACCCATAGATGCTATAGAAGAGGAATTAGACTTTTCTGCGGAATTTGTTACTAGGGTTGGAAATATAGAACAGCTATTTCCAGCTTTGGTTTCAGATTTAAAATATTTTCACGACAACAAAAAAATTACCGAAACTGGTGATGCGAATGCTGCTGTAAATGATAGAGACATGATGATTTCTGTTAAATCTGATTTAACTGCTATCATACCGTTACCAGAAGATTTTATAAGATTTGTGTCTATAAAATTGAATTCATCAAAAAAAGAAGTAACAGAACTATTAAGTTCACAGGATCCTCAGTATAGGTTACAACAAAATAATCCGTACACGTCTGGAACAAGATACAAGCCTGTAGGCGCATTAGTTTCTTTTTCAGATTATAGTAATTCAAGTGACTTCAGAAAAAACACATCACCAAATTCTGGTTTTAATACAAACTTATTACTACAAAAACACACTATAGATACTAATGGTTATTTTACTTCAAATCAAACATTATCTGGATTAAACAACTCATTTAGTGGATTAGCTACTAACGATAAAATAATACTCACGGCTCAGACTGTAGAAAGTGAAAACGGTGTGTATTTAGTATTGGCTAGTGGTTCACCAACAAAACTTTCTAGTAACACTGATAGTACCGTAATAGGAGGAACAAGATACGCAACAGGTCAAGTAAATAATATGGCTATTGAGTATTTCAAGGCTAATGCTACAAGTGATACCATAGAAAAATTTTCTTACATACCAAGGCTAATTGCAGAAGATATTCCAGATGGTCTGATAGATCCTATGTGCTACCACTGTGCTGGTAGGGTACTAGAATCATTACAAAGACCACAAGAGGCGCAGGTGATGTACACAAAAGCAAACACGTATTTGACAGTATATAAAGAAGGATTAATAGGACAAGAATAATGGCAACAGATAGTAAAAACACCTCAAGATTAGATTTAGATGACATATATGATGTCATTAAAAGGCGTACATTTTATAAGTGTAAAGCTAAAAATTTAGATCATGATAAGTACGCAATATCTGGAGAAGATACTCAGGTCTTATATGAATTTATTACTGAGGGAACAGAAATTGTAGCAAATACCGCTAATTATATTAAGTTTCATACGCAGTCAGGATACGACGCATTAACCTATTACTCTCAATATGAGATGCAAGACACCGATAATGATGATAAATTTAAGTTTGAATCGGACACAGACGAAGACGGGGATCTCACTAATCCAGATAGTGTTGAAATAGATAATAAGGATATCATGTATCAAGATGATAACTCAGATAATTTAGGGGACAGAAAGACTGGTGAAAAACTTACTTCTTCTTCTGGAGATACTATAACATTTCAGATAGATGATTTAAACACAGACCAAACAAGATACACTGTTGTTCAAGGATTTATACGATCTGCTTTAATTAATTATTCATTATACAAGTGGTACACACTCATGGGGCTAGGCGAAGACGCAAGTGTTGAATTAGCAGAATTCAATGTTGCGGTAGATAGGGTAAGATATAATGCTGTGAGTAATCACAGAAATAAAAATATAAGTAGAAAGTATAGAATGTTTTAATGGCAGGATCTTTTAAACAACTTCAGTTAAAATCTATAAATACACTCTCTAATGAAGACGCGTATATAGACGGTTCATGTATTATTTTAGATAATGTAGAACCTAAAGGAGTAGAGTCTAATCCTAAGTGGATACCAGCAGACTCTCATTTACTCAAGCATAACACTAATTACAGTACGTCTACAAATGAAAAAATAAAAGTTACTCACGTACAAAGAGAGGGATTAAACACAGATTTTGATCATGGTAGTAGGTCTGGGACAGACTTCTTTTTAGTGTGTGAAACCGACACAAATAATAACGCAATAATATCAACGACTACTACTTCTGGTACAGATAAAAATAAACTTACAAATATCATTAATGACTCAGACGCAACAGGATCCCATAGTAATCCTGATATGCAAGCGTTTTCTTTGAGAGATGATCAGCAATTTATTCTGTTAAGTCAAAATAATACAGATAAACATAACCCACAAGATTTTGATCAGAACAAGTCTAAGATGTTTATGAGTAGAGGAGACACTGTATCTCATGTAATACCTCCGACTTTTCCAACCTTAACTGTCGGTCATACCACTGAAGATTATTCTATAGAAACATTTGAAAAAGGATTTCCTTTAGGTGATTATCCAGGAATACTAGCTAATAGAGATAGATATGTAGGAGTTATTTTTGCGTACCAAGCACCTTCTGGAGACTACATAAAACAGACCGCTCCTTATATACATAAAATAGATGGTCTTTTTGCTAATAGTACAGTAGATGAAGTATCAAAACTTACATGTGATAACACAGCAACTTCTAACTTTGATCCTACGTCATACGAAAAATTTCAATTCAATGCTTCAGCTGAAACTCCAGAAGCTGGAGAGTCCGATGTAGAAGAAGTAACGCCTAACACAACTTCAGATAAGTTTGTTGTTTCTAGTGAAATATCAACGAAAATACAGATAAAATTTAAAGTAATGTCTAGAACATTTTCTAGTAATTATGCAACTCAAGGAGCTTCTTTTAGAATTAAAATCACGAAAAATGGAGTTACAGACACTGCCCCTATTGTATATGAGTACACAATATCTGCTTATAATTTGTATGGTGTGGCTACGGGTTCTGTTATCACACAGATATCAGAAACCTTGAACCTTGAGCCTGGAGATTACTACGCAGTATTAGATGATCCAGTAGGATTTGATGCGCTTTCAGTTCGTATGACAGAGTTCGTATTACAAATATCAAGCCCTAGATCTAGTTTAACATCTACAAGAAACAGAGTAGCTACTCTAAAATTTACAAGTAACGGAAACTCTACAGGAGATATTTTTGGATATAGCTCAAGCACTGAATACAATGCCACATTAGGTACAGGTAGTAATTACTATGAATCAGATTCTTATATAAGTGGTACAGGAAGACAGGTAGCACACAATAAAATAAAAGACTTTTTTAATCTTTCTGGTGTGCATATACTTATTACTACACCAAAAGATACTTTTGAAGATGCTTTGAATGAAGGAACATATTATCATATAGCAAATTTTACAGAGACATCAGATGATGGGATTTATGAATTTAAAGATAATGAGTCAATTATTGTTACTAAAAGAGTAATGAATAATGATCCTTTTTCACATCATTCTCTGAGTGGATATAATATGAAAAAAGCATTAAACAGGGTATGGTTACTAGGATTAGTAACAGATTTTGCTCCAGGACACTCTGCTTTTTATCCAGGATTTTTAGCGCACACAGGAACAGATACAAACGAAGCAAATTCATTAAACTTTAATCCAGAACATGACTTTAATCCAGAAAATACTACACAAGTATTTGATAAAATATTACGGTGCTATATCACTGTTACTTTGAATGTAGATGGTAAAGAGATAAAAAGGACGAACAAAACGTACCTAAAAGGATACGTTTCAGGAAGCACTAAAATATCTATGATACCAAGTCAAATAGGATACCCTGACAGAAGAGCAACTAAAATACAATTTATAGCTACCCACGGTTCTGGTTATCAAAGCATAGAATACGATTTAGAAAAACATGCTTTTTTAAATCTTGCGTATAATTATTCACAAACCAACAGGTACACAACAGTCACAGACGGATCTGTTTCAGCTCCTTCCACTAGCGCAGCGCAGACCAATAACAGAAAGAATTTGTACGAGCCAGGAAAAATAAGGGTTTCTTCTATAGATGGATTTACTTTTCCTTTGCAGCAGACATATGAACTAGACGATATGGCTATTACTTGTGTAGATAATATTCAAGAGGCGTCACAAAGTTCATTTGGTAGGTACCCAGTAACAGTATTCTGTGCAAATAAAATCTATGGATTTGAATTTGGAGAGGGAGGTGTTTTATTTAAAAAACTCATGCTTATAAGTGATGATTATGGTGTTCACTCTAGAGACTCTGTAACAACTTTAAGGGGTTCTATTTTCTTTTTAGATAAAAATTCAATGTATACTTTAAGTGGAAATAACATACAAGAAGCACACAGGCCAATAGAAGATTTAAAAACACCTAGTATCACTCATGGCACAGAAAGCAATGGATTTTCTGTTACTATTGGTGGAACAAACTTTTTTAATCTTTTATTTACAAGTGGCGGAAATGGTAGCCCTTCTTTATTTTCAGATCCTAATAAAAACAGATTATATATATACAAAAGAAATGTAGAGTATACTGGTTCGTTACCTATGCTGATATTTGACACAAGGTATAACAGTTATTACACGTCATCTCAGGATTATATAGACTTATTCTTTGTAGATTCTACTCCTTATGGATTTAAAGAAGTAAGTAACACAATTAAAATATATAGCCTTCACGATAAAGACACCGCTGTGGAGTCTATAGCTATTAAAATAGCTACTGATTTTATGCCTTTTGATACCACCTTTAATTACAAAAAATTATTGTCTAGTGTACTACAAGGTAATTTTAACACTAAATCAAATGAGTATGTGTTCATTACTTTACAAGGAAAAAGAAACACACACGCAAGCCCTACAACACTTATCAAAATAACTATAGGTAAGTCATCTGGAACTGTATCACAAGACGGCGTATACATTAAGTCAAACAGAGGATCGTACCAATCTTTTAGATTGATTATTGACGGAACAGCGAAATTAACAAGTGAAATAGGGCAAACCTTATTTAATTATTTACCTAGAAACGCTAAAATTAAAATATAATTTTTGTAAATTTAAGGTATAAATGAGGTTACTCATTTTATTATACTTGAAAGCTACAGGCTCTAACGAATCTGTGGCTTTTTTTTTTGGTTTTTATGCAAGTACCATATGAATACATTAATAGACAAATCGTTGCTCACGGAACAAACAATCATGTTTTTAATTTCGTGCCAAACTACGATTGCTCTGGGGAGACGGTCAATATAGATGTTTTTAGTAAGGGTGTTAATAAGATAAAAACCATAGCAAGTGGTGTTAGTGGAGGCAAAAGATACAAGTCAATAACAGTTACTGGTGATTTCAGTAATATAGATAGAGGTAATGATTACACCATAAAGGTCATATCAACAAGTCCTGCTGATGCTGACGGTAACACCACAAAAAAAACAGTTGCAAAAGGAAATTTAATAATAAAGTAAATGGCATTAAATGATGATTTAACATTAGTTTTAGGGCATGTTGATGATACTAAGCTCCCTGTTACTTTTAGATTATTAAACACGTGTACTGGCGAAAATATTGACGCAGAAGTCTTTTTAATAGGAGGAGCTAAAGTAGGCGATGTTCATATATCTAATAACAGAACCACTGGTGGAGTACAAGGATCTGAAGTTACGGTCAATCTAAACTTATCTTCTATCCCTATAGGGGATGCTTACTCATTAAAATTTTCTACTACTAATGCTGGAGTTGTCGGTAAATCTAAACTCGTTGTTTTTGCAGAAGATGCTTTTTCTACAAAGCCATTAACTTCTGCTGGTACAGACTTTATTCTAAATAGCTTGTCTGGAGGATTAGTAACTGTTTATAAAGCTAACGTACAATACGCATCTGGACCAGTTGTAGTCGTTCACAACAATGATTTATATCTGTACTTAGGAGCTTTTCCTTTTACCACTACCAACATAACTAATGAATTGGCAAGTGGGTTATGGAAAAATGTGTTAAATCTTGATACAGAAACACTGCAAGATCTTATAGGGGCTATGGTATCTTCTAATACAGAAAGTGGTATAGCTGTCACTTATGATGATACTAATGGAAAGTTAAATTTTGATGTAGGTGATTTTACAATAACACAAACTGGAGATACAACTGGTACTGTAACAGTAACTAATCTTGCAAATGCTACACTAAACTCTACACTAGCTACAGTCAATAGTAATGTAGGAAGTTTTGGAAGTACAACTGCTATTCCTATTTTAACTGTTAACGCAAAAGGATTAGTCACAGGAGTATCTACGGCAACTATATCCACAGTTCTTACACTCGCAGCAGATAGTGGTAGTAATGATAATGTAACAATAGGAACAGACACACTTACTATAGCTGGAGGAACAGGATTAGATACAACAATATCTAATAACAACATATCAGTAGCTATAGATAGTACAGTAGCTACACTAACAGGTTCTCAAACCTTAACAAATAAAACATTAACATCACCCACATTAAATAGTAACACAAACATAGGAAGTGGTGGTATTATAAATTTTGGTTCTAATAAAATTTCAATCTCAGGTGATGCTATAGAAAAAAAGGATAGTGGTAACTTTTTAATTAAAGGTGAAGATGTATATATACAAAACGAAGCAGGTAGTAAAACTATTATAAGAGGAGTATCTACCGTTAGTTATCTTTCTGGTGCTATATTATATTATAACAATAGTGAGGTTTTAAGAACAATAGCTGGCGGTACACAATTAACAGGAAGTTTAACGTTAGACAGCGTGGCTCTATCAGCAGTTCAAACATCTGGTGAATCTTTTGCTGATAATGATACAAGCATAATGACCTCTGCTGCTATAGACGATAGGATAAATGCAGCTATACTTACAAAAGATAATACAGACGAAATTACAGAAGGTAGTAGTAATTTATATTTTACTAATGAGAGGGTAGACGATAGAGTCAACGCTTTACTTACAGCAGGTTCAAATATCACATTAACATATGACGATGCTGGCAATACATTAACTATAGCAGCAGCCCAACTAACTAACGAACAAGTACAAGATGTCATTGGTAGTATGCTTGGTGGTGATGAGACTGGTGGTATTGCGGTAACATATGATGATGCTAATAATCATATTGACTTTGCTTTATCAAGTATTCCAAATAGTTCTCTCGCTAATTCTAGCGTAACAATAAATTCAAACAGTTTAGCTTTAGGTGGTACATTGACTTTAGATACTGGTGATATAGGTGAGGGTTCTAACTTATACTTTACCAACGAAAGAGTAGATGATAGAGTTAACGCTTTAGTTACAGCAGGCACTGGTATTACTTCTACGTATGATGATGCAGCAGGCACGTTAACATTAGCTACAACTATAACACAATACACAAATGCTTTAGCAAGAGGTGCTATATCAGTATCAGGTAACGCTTTAAGTTATAATTCATCTACAGGTGTAATAACAAGTAACTTTGAAGAGTCACCTACATTTACAGGAACTGTAACAGTAAGTAATGGAGTAGCACTAACAGGTTCTCATTTAACCCTTGCAGATGGTGTTAAAGCTATTATGGGCGATGGTAATGATTTTCAGATTTATCATGATCCTGGTACACATAGTCCAGATGGAGGTACAATAAATGTTGGATCATGGATAAAAAGTGACTCAGGTAATTTATTAATTCACCAATCAGATGCTGACCAAGATATTATATTTATGAATGATAATGGTAGTGGTGGTGATGCAATTTATATGACTTTAGATGGTGGAACAAAATCCATAGATATAAGTGTACCTTTAAATGTTGGTGTTGATGATACAGGGCATGACGTAAAATTCTTTGGCGCTACTAGTGGCCAATATATGTTGTGGGACGAAAGTGCTGATAAGTTAATTGTAACTGGAGAAATAGAAGCAGGCTCACTAGATATATCAGGTGATGTAGATGTAGATGGAACACTTGAAACAGACGCGTTAACAATTGGTGGAGTTACATCTGTTCCTTTTGAAGCAGCAGATCATTCAAAATTAGATGGTATAGAAGCATCAGCCGATGTAACAGATACAACTAATGTAACTGCAGCAGGCGCGTTAATGGATAGTGAATTAACAGATTTAGCAGCGGTAAAAGCTATTAACCAAGGGTTAACCACGTCTTCAAATGTTGCGTTTGGTAATGTAACCACAACAGGAAGTATAACTAGAAGTTCTGGAACTTTAAATATAAACGGTTCTAGTTTAGCGTTAAATAATGCTGCTGCATCAAAAACTTACATACTAGGAACTGATGGTGGTAGTGTACAATTAAGGCATAATGATAGTACAAAAATAGAAACAACTTCTACTGGTGCAACAGTAACTGGGGCTATATCAGCTACAACATTTAGTGGTGATTTAAATGGCACAATCAACACCGCAACAACAGCAACAACACAATCAGCAAGTAATAACTCAACTAAAGTAGCTACAACAGCATACGTAGATACAGCAGTAACAAACTTAGTAGACTCATCACCATCAGCTTTAGATACATTAAACGAACTAGCAGCAGCGTTAGGTGACGATGCAAACTTTAGCACTACAGTAACAAATAGCATTGCAACTAAACTACCATTAGCTGGTGGTACAATGACTGGTAATTTACAGTTAAATGATAATGTAATTTTAAAAATTGGAACAGGTGGTACTGACTTACAAATATATCATGATGGTACAAACAGCTCAATTCAAAATAGCACTGGGGACTTGTTTATATATGGAGGTACAGATGATATAAGAATACGAGCTAAAAATGATGAGGAAAGTATTGTGGCTACACCTAATGGTGCTGTTACGCTCTACTATGATGGTAGCTCAAAGCTCGCAACAACATCTGCTGGTGCAAGTGTAACAGGTACACTAGCTGCTACTTTATCTACAGCGGCACAACCAAATATTACAAGTTTAGGTACATTAACCGCTTTAACAGTAGATAATATAACTGCTGATGGTAACAAAGTACAAATAGGTACTATTTCTTCTGGCACATTAAATGAAAATACAGGTGTAAAACTTGCTATTATAGGAGACAGTGGTGATAACAATGACGGTTTAATTATAACAAGAGATAATGGTAACCAAAATCAATTAGACCAGTTTATAAATATATATAACGATGGTACTTCAACATTTGTAACTTCAGGTGGTACTTCAACTCATGGTACTTTTGATTTTAAATCTACAAATGATAAAGGTGATACCTCTGTAAGTAGATTATCAATTGATGCTTCAGGTAACGCAACTTTTGCAGGGAATATAGAAGCAGATGTTGCTAGTGGTGGTGGAATTACAATAGACAGTGCTGATATAGGTACACTTAAATTTTTAGGTAGTGGTTCAGTACACAACTGGGGTCTTGTTACAACAAAAACAGCCGCTGGTGATTTTGGTATTTATAAATCTAATTCAACAGGTGGTGATCCAAATACAGCTGGAACAGCTCAACTATACTTTACTAACGCTGGTAATGCAACTTTTGCAGGGCATGTTAATATTACTGGTTCGTCAAAAAATCTTGTACTTGCTAATTCAAATAACATTCGTTTTAAAAATAATGCTGGTGCTGAAAGAAATATATTAACATTAGACAGTAATGATGATGTTCAGTTTGGTGGTTCAATAGATCATATAAGATTTCTTACAAATGATTCATCTGAAAAAATGCGACTTACATCTGGTGGTAGATTAGGTATAGGTGTTACAGCACCATCATATAGTTTAGAAGTTCTTGGTGATAGTCAGGTTGTTGCTAGATTTAAAGCTAGTAATAATAGCACAGCGGCAAATAACGGTGGCGCTTTAATTGATATTCAGAATACTAATTCTACAAATGGTAACATGAGTAGTCTTATTTTTAGAGATTCAAATGGAAATGGCTCAAGTGGTATATTTGGTTATCATGCAGACCATTCAGATGGTGAAGGGTTTTTAACATTTGGTACAAGAAATTCATCTGGTAGTTTTGCGGAAAAGATGAGACTGGATTCTAACGGAAGAGTTGGTATAAACACAAATTCGCCTTCATATGCTCTTGAAGTTATAAACTCTACTTATGATAATATAGGGTGGGGTGGTAGTTCAGTTGTAGGTTTTTTAACACAACAAGGAAGTAATCCAGCATTTAGAACTGTAGGCGATTTAGATATTGTATTTTATGCAAATAATAACTTACAATTAACTATCGATGATGGTTCTGCAACTTTTACAGGGCAAGTAAACTCAGGAAGATTATTTGTAGAACAATCAGGTGCTGACATGATTGATATGACACGAACAAGTGTTGGAACGTATAGACTAGCAATTTCTAGCACAGATAAGTTTAGTATATTTGATGTAGGCGCAAATGCAGATAGATTAATAATAGATTCGTCAGGAAATACAACTTTTAATGGTGATGTAACAATACAAGATTCTTCACCACAATTAACACTTTTAGACACTACTAATAATACTGATGCTCTTATTTATTCTGATGACACTGGTGGTATCAATATATCTGCTGATGAAAACAATGAGCAAGGTAGTTCTGCAATAAAATTTTATATTGATGGTGGAGAAAAAGCTAGACTAGATTCAAGTGGTAGATTAGGACTTGGTGTAACGTCATTAAGTTCAATGTTTACATTACAAGGAAATGAGACAGGTGGTCAAACAATAACACATTTACATTTAAATTCAGGTAACAATAATTCATTTCCATTTATTGCAAGTCTTAATAATGCAACAATTTCAAGTGCTACTTATGGCTGGACATTCAATAATAGTTCTTCTACTGGTAATTTAGAAATAGGAAGAAGAAACAACAGCACAACAACTTCTACTGTGTTAACACTTGAAAGGTCATCAGGCAACGCAACTTTTGCAGGTAGTGTAGCTGCTACTTTATCTACAGCAGCGCAACCAAATATAACTAGCTTAGGAACTTTAACTAGCTTAACAACTTCAGGTAACGTGACATTGGGTGATGCTGTTACAGACCAGCATGTAGCAAATGGTTCATTAAGAATTCTTGGTAACGCAGCAGATACGCCTAGTGTATTAAATGTTATTAATGGTACTGATAATAACGAAGGAAATGATGTCGCTGATATTAGAGTCGTAGCAGCTAATAGAGTCCTTACTGCGGAAAGAGCTAATATAGAAGTATACACTAATGACGATCAAGCTGCAGATTTAGGTGGTGGCATAGGTTTTGGTGGTAGACACACAAACTCATCTACAAATGATACTTTATTTGCAACAGTAAAAGCTGGTAAATCAAACGCTACATCAGCTAATTATTTAGGATATTTACAAATAGGTACATCAGATGCTGCAAGTGATATAACAGAAAGATTTAGAATAGATAGTACAAGGGCAACTTTCGCGGGAGACGTAAGAATAAATGGTAATGACTTAGAATTTAATGGAGCTGCTGCAAAAATATCTGGAACTAGCGGTGGTCAAATAAGTTTAAATTACAACACAACTTCAAATCAATCTTTAATTTGGTATGGTGGTGGTACGTCAGAACAATTTAAAGTTACAAACGCAGGCGTTGCAACTTTTACAGGTAAAGGAATATTCAATGATAGCGCTAGAGTAGCTAATAATAAATATTTTGAAGGCACTCATAGTAATGGTTCTACAGCATTGAGAATGATTGGCATTGATAACAATGGCGACATGTTTATAGGTGGTATTGATGGTAATGTTGGTAATGTAACCATAAGAGATGGCTCTGGAAATAACACTATAGTTTTAGCTTCTAATAATGCGACTTTTGGAGGGACAATAACTGCAGCAGGTGGTTCTACTAATAATAATGATGATGCTAATATTTTAACCTTAAATGCTAGTCAACATGCAAGGCTTTTAGTAGATACTTCTTCAACAAGTGGTCATAGAGCAACTCTAGTTTTAGAGTCTAATAGCAATGAATTAACTTTAGCAACAACAGGCAGTGCCTCTGAATTAATACCTGTTGGTGATTTTACATTAAACACTACTGGCGGTGAAATGATTTTCCAACAAGACACTAATGATGGAAATATTAATTTTAACTGTGATGACGGTAGTGGTGGCGTAACAACATATTTATCTTTTGATGGTGGTGATACAGACATTAATGTTTATAAGAGTCTTCATATGTCAGACAATGTTAAAGCAAATTGGGGTAATGGTAACGACCTTCAAATATATCATGATGGTTCAAATAGTTATATAGATAACAATATAGGTTGGTTAAATATACCTGTCAGTCAAAATGGGGTGAGTATCGCTAACGCAGATTTTAGTGCATCTATTGCTAGATTTCTTCTTGGTGGAGCTGTAGAACTCTACCATAATGGAACAAAAATGGTTGAAACAATGTCTGATGGTATTGCTGTTCCAGCAACTAAAGGTGTTTACTTTGATGGTGGTGCTCATACGTATATAAAAGAAATTAGTGCAGATAGATTAGGTTTATATGCTGGTGGTGTATTAATGTTAGATTT